TTAATTATTCTCGTTTACCTCGGCCAGCTGTTCCCGGTCAAGCTCCTTTTTCTTGGCTTCCGTGGCGCTCATTTCCGCTACGGCCTCCTGCAGCTCTCCGTTCCAGTAGCCTTTTGCTTCGGCTTGTTCATAGCTCTTTACGCCATGATGCAGCCAAAATACCACGCGGCCAACATTATGCTGCCATTCGTCGTCCAGCTTATAGCGTTTCTCGCTTTGTTCCCGGTCATGCTTTCGCTTGGCTTGTGCTTCTTTCAGCGCATTTTCCACCAGCCATTTCATAATCACGGTAACAACTCCACTGGAAATAATAACAGAAACGCCGGTGGCCGCAATCAACTGCACCGTTTCCATTTGTCAGTCCTCCATCGCATCCAAAAGCAGCTCCTTAACGGGTACACACCGCGCAAACATTCGGATAAGTGCCTTAAACATTCTTGTTGCTTCCCCCGGCATCAAGGGGCGCATTGCTCGCGCTTTCCTCTGTATTTCCCAGCTTTAATTTATCATCAAAGTACGCCATGGCATAGGATTTCACGGCATCATACACGCTTTGGCAGGCGCTTTGCAACCTGCTATCTCCGAGAATAGCGGAAACGATGGACGGCATATAGGCTTTCACCTGTGCCACCACCCACGCCATCTTGTCCGCGCCGGTCGCAAGGGCGGTGTTCAGGTACGCTTGGTAAATCATCTGCGCGGCATACACCATCGCATTGCCCCACGCGGCAATAGCCGCAACCGCCAGCGCCACCAGCACCGGCGCAATGATAGTCCAAATAGTGCTTGCAATATTCATAGTCCGTTCCTTTCTGTTCAGCCCGCCGGGCTGTCGTTGTCCTCGGTTTCTTCCACAGTTTCCACGCCGCTTTCAACATTGGCCTTTTTATTTTTGGATTTCAGCCAGTAAACCGCCACTGTGGCGATAAGCTCACTGCCCCAGAAATGGAAGCCGTACTGAAAATAAGCATCCGGGATAGTGTCAAACCGAAAGCACCAGATAGCAAGCGGGGCGCAGGTCATGACCAAACCCGCTACCACGCACAGGAAAACGATAGTGTCTAAATCGCCCCTGCGCCGCTTCTCCTGTTCGGCTTTTTTCTCTGCGCGTTTCATGTTTCCTCCGTTACCGTTTTACGGTATAGCCAAGGCTAATCCAGCCCGCGCCGCTTTTCAGCTTGCCCCACTTGGTCGAGCCATTCATCTGTTCGGCCACGATGGTGTAAACCTGCCCGCGCTTTACCACCGTAGCAACGCCGTAGCTCACGCCGGGGCCTTTGCGCACATTCAGTTCTGCGCAGTTGATTTTCACCGTGTAGGGTGTAAATGTGCCCGTGGTGCTGGTGCTGCCAGTGGCGGGCACTTCCGCCGGGGCGGTGGATGCGCCAAGCCGCTTATTTACCTCGTCAGCATAGCCAAGGCTAATCCAGCCCGCGCCGCTTTTCAGCTTGCCCCACTTGGTCGAGCCATTCATCTGCTCGGCCACAATGGTGTAAACCTGCCCGCGCTTTACCACCGTAGCAACGCCGTAGCTCACGCCGGGGCCTTTGCGCACATTCAGTTCTGCGCAGTTGATTTTCACCGTGTAGGGTGTAAATGTGCCCGTGGTGCTGGTGCTGCCAGTGGCGGGCACTTCCGCCGGGGCGGTGGATGCGCCAAGCCGCTTATTTACCTCGTCAGCAATGTACTGGAACTTGCTTTTTAGGTACGGGCCGGGGCAAGCCGTGGCCGCAAAATAGTTGTGCTGGGTCAGATTACCGCTGGCGTTCCCCGTGAAGTTCAACTTCGCAATGCCATTACGCTTGCAAATGTCCACACACAGGTCGATGGTCTTTGCCAGCGCCTTGTCGGAAATATGCCAGTCGGGTGCGCCACCGTCGTTAGCAACCTCAATGGTCACAGCCATATTGTCGTTGGCCGCGCTGCTGGAAGTCCACGCCCGGTCTTTCTCGTCAACATACAGGCCCACTCGGCCATCCGTGCCAATGCCGTAATTGCTACTGGCTTGCCGCGTGCCCTGCCACAGTCTGCCGCAGGTTTCCACCGGAAGATTGCCTGCCATGTGATGAATGGTAATTTTGCTGATGGGCTTATTGCGGGGGCTGTTTTTGTGCGCAGAAATAAGCGTAAAGTCCACCAAAGAACTGTTGCTCATATTTACCTCCTGTTCTTTTTCCCCGTCGTACTCCGCAAGGCCGTATTTCTCAATCAGAGAAATTAGCCTTTGGGCATAGCCGGGGTCTGTTGCGTAGCCTGCCGCCTTGATAGCTGCACAGGCTTTTTTGTAGTCGGTTTCGCCGATGATGGCCTTGTACCGGGCAGCAGAAAGAAAAGTGCTATGGTCGGTAATGCTTTCGGCCCAGCTCCCATAAGCACGAAAGAGCGCTGTAACGGTGGTCATTGTCACGCCGTCGTAGCACTCTTTCGTCTGTTTGCTGTATGCCTTGCCGTTCCACCGCTTGTCCGCTTTAACGCCAAACAAAGCGTTGGCATTTTGGCAAAGCTCCGAGGTTCCCCAGCCACTTTCCAAAATTGCCTGTGCAATGGTCAAGCTTGCAGGCACACCGCTTTTCTTTGCATCCGCCTTGGCGAGTTCACCAACGGTTTGAATAAACTTTTTCTGCTCCATTTATCCTCCTATGAAGTCCGGCATTTCATCCCCACCGATAACGGCTCGGTATCGTTCATCGGCCAGCACGATTTCATCCCGCCCGGTTTCTACATCACCCAGTTCTGCAAGCCGGGTTGCAAGCACCTTGATTATCCGTGCCTGCGTTTCCGTGATTGCTTCCAGTTCCGCAATAATCTGCAAATGGCTCACGCTCTGCCTCCTTTTCTTCGGGCACATCCGCTTTCAGCAGTGCCGCCCTGTATATTTCGTTAAGCCGCCAGCGCAGGCTTGTGCTGTCTGTATGCTCTAATAGCCCCCTGATGCTTGCGAAACGCCGGTTCATATCCTCCCGGCACATTTCGCCTGCAGCATATTGAGCAGAGATTTTCCGCACCTCGCGCTTTAGCCTACCGACTGTGCTTTTGCGCAGCTTCATGTGCGTGGGCCATATCCGCACGCCCACAAATTCCACGCCCTGCCGCATTGGCCGGATGCTGGTTTTCTGGTTCAGGTCAAGCAGCAGTTCTTCTTGTAGGAAGCGCTGTATCTCCGCTTTCCAGCGGTTCAGCGTTTCCTTGTCCGGCGCAAGCACAATGATGTCGTCCATGTACCTGATGTAGTAATGAATTTGTAGCTTGTGCTTGCAGTATTGGTCAAGCTCGTTTAAGTAGATGTTGGCAAACAGCTGGCTTGTCAGGTTGCCTATCGGCATCCCACAGTCGTACAGCCACTCTCCCGGCGCAACCTCGGACGGCCCTTTGCCGCGCGGCAGGCCGAAAGCCTCCGCCCGATTGTTGACCACGTTGCGAATAAACGCCATCATGTCCGGGTCTTTCACGCGCCGGGCAAGTATGTTCAGCAATCTTTCATGGTCAACCCGATAAAAATATTTGCTGATGTCCAGCTTCAAAACATACCAGCCGTTCACAGGCTTGCGGTCTATCTGGCGCATCCAGTATTGCAGCCGCTTTGCCGCCTTGTGGCTGCCTTTTCCTTTTCGGCAAGCATAGCTGTCCTCAATAAACAGCTTGTCATATACCGGGTTCAGGTATTGGTATAGTGCCCACTGAACAATGCGGTCAGGGTACGGCAGCGCCATAACCAGCCGTTTCTTGGGTATCGTAACCCACAGCTTGCGGTATGGCCCCAGCGTGTGGGAACCCGCCAGCATTCCGCCCTGTATGTCCAGTAAGTTGTCCTCCAATTCCGAAGTAAAGGCCATCACTTCGGCGCGGTATCGTTTGCCCAGCCGGGCATTATAGTGTGCCAGCATCAGCCATGGAAAGCTGCATACTTTTGGCCACGCATTTTCAATGACTGTCATTTCTGTATTCATTCTTTGCTCTCTCACCGTGTGTGGCGTTCCCGTCTCCACGGCAATGCACATTTTTTCCCGCATGGCAGGAACGGAAACAGGCCCCTTTTAGTCTGCACACCCGGCCATGCCCCGTAAGGCATGACCCACTATCGGCACAGAACCGCCGCAATAAAGGCGCACGCAGACGAAAAGCGGAACGGCCCCCGATGTTCGTGTTGACATTGGAACGCGGGTTGTTGAGGTTGGAATTGAACACCCCAGCATTGCCGCCATTGTTCCAGTTGCCGCCGCGATAGAGGCACCGTAATATGGCCCGCTCCCAATAAAAAGGCTACCTTGCCAGTGAATTGATATATCCACCAAGCAGGCAGCCGATTTCATTGTTGTGCCTTGCCCACACTTCGTACTGATGGGCAGATAGCGGCGGGGCGAACTTTGCGCCGCAGTATTCCTTATCCGCCGCAAGGCGCACCAGATGCCGCAGCCATTCCAGCTCCACATCCAGCTCCTGCGTGGTGGTCTTGCGGTAATATTTCTTTTCCAACTCCACCGCCAAATGGTACATTCGCAGCATGGCCGCCCGCATATCGTCAGCAAGGTCGCGGTTGCGCCTGCCGAATTGCAGGGTAAGTGGCCTGCCATACCGCATCATGTCGCCAATTTTCTCTTTCAGAAGAAATGGTTCATAGCTTCCGCCCGTTGGCGTTTTGGTCTGCATTGTTTGTTCACCTCCTGCTTTATAGTCCCCATACCCACCCGCGCAGCTGTGCGCCGCGCAACCAATCCAGCCCCATGAAATTCAGCCGCGCACGGCGCGGCGGGGTTTCCCGCTCTCGCTATCGCTCGGCGGTCAGTGTCACAGGGCACAGTGTTCAGTTAATCATAAAAAGCGGAACGGCCCCCGATGCCCGTGTAGACAAGGGAACGCGGGTTGCTGAGGTTGGAATCGAACACCCCAGCACGGCCGCCATCGGCCCAGTAGCCGCCGCGACAGAGGCACCGCTCCGGCGTACCGTTGTTGGCATAGAACGCATCGCCACCATAGGTAGCATCAATTCCAGTGCCAGTCAATGCGGTGTCTGGCATCATGGTCAGAGCCATAAGCAGCTGCTTTGCCGCCGTACCCACGGAGCTGTCCGCATACACATCTTTGAACGAACAGCTGCGGTTGCTGTCAGCGAGGCTTGCAATGGTGGTGGAATAGAAGAACTTACTGGCCGCATAATCCAGCTTCACAGTGCCTTGCGTGGTGCCGTTTCCATCCGGCGTAACCAGTGTGCCGTCGCTTGCCTTAATGGCTTTCCATGCAGCGCTGGTGGCGGAAAGGTCGCAGGTGGGGTCTGCGGCGTTGTTGTCAGCGATAATCTGCACTTCGCCGTTCACAAGGCGCAGGCCGGTACACCACTCCCACACATTGCCGTTCATGTCCCAAATGCCCTCCAAGGTGCCGTCGTGGCTCCAAGTAATCGGGCCAGTGCCGGTAGCGACGCGCTGAATGTTGCCGCTGGCATCACGCGCCATGCTGGGCTTCGCTTTGTACAGCGTTTCGGTGCTGTCTTTGCCATAGTTGTTGTTGCCCTTGGGTTCGCAGCCGTTCTTGTGGCACCACAGCGCAACCGCGCTCCACTCCGCTGTGGTGACTTCATGGAAGTGCCCACCCTTTGCGCGGGCGTATGCAACAAAGGTATCAAGGTTTGCGCTGTTGGCCGGGTCTTCACCGGGCAGGCTATAAGCGCGGCCATTGTAGTGCTTGGTCTGGAACTTCCCAAAATAGAAGCCGTCGATTTCCTGCCCGTTCATACGGAAAGCAGGGTGTACACTGGTGTCCGTGGTGGACATCACATCGCACAAGCGGAACTTCGGGATGTAAACATAGATGCTGGGCATTTCTTTGTCGTCATACTTCATCACATTGGACGGGCAGACGCACTTCAATGCCAACTCGGCGCTATCAAAATTAGCCATGGTTTTTCCTCCTAATCAGTAAATGATGATGCCCTCGACCGAGAACAGGTACAGGGTAACTTTCTCCATGTCCAGCGGCAGGCGCTCCCGCTCGATGGTTTCGTGCATCGTGCCTCCGGCGCTTTCGTCGGTATTTTCCTGTTGGGTGACAATCTCGTTGTACTCCGCCGCCGGGATTTCCACCTGTGCGGCATAGTATCTGCCGTGCCCGGTGGTCAGATAGCCCTCACTGTCTACCATAATGTCCTTGGTCACGGCCTCGTCCTGCTGGTAGCGGGCAAGGTTCAGTGTCAATTCGCCGTCAGCAAAGTTAATCTTCGTGCCCGAAACGGTATAGTCAATTTTTCTGCCCTCGTTTTTCTCAACGATAATCATTGGGTTTTCCTCCTTTTATTCTGTGATAAACGGGTCGGTCATGCCGCCGCTGATGCGCAGGGCCACGCGCACGGTGGTGGCGCTGCCGTCATGCACCAGCTTAAAGCCATTGCGGGCACGGTCAGTCACGCGGATTGCGCCCAGCCGCCCGCCGCTGTATGCCAGCACATTGCACTCAACAGAATAGTTGGTGCTTTCGCGCAGACCGTCCAGTGCCACGGTGGTTTCCTTGTTGTTGAATGGCCACGGCAGGCTGTTCATTTCCAGATTGAGCGTGTGCAATTCGTCCTCATAGTTGTACCCGCTTTGCATCTGGCCGAATTGCCCGATAGCTTGCGCAAGGTTGGTGTCCGCCAAGCCACGCTCTGCGTTGTTGAAGTGGTTTTGGTCAAGCAGTGTCCCTTGCTGGATTACTTGGCCCTGTTGGTCTACAACATGGTCAAGCCAAAAAGTGCGATTGTAAGCCATAGGTTTTCCTCCTTTCTTATTCTTCCGTCAACGGGAAAGTAAACCGCAACAAAGCGCTGTTCAGGCTTGTGCGGTGCAGATTAATGGTCTGTTGCCCGGCCAGCGCTTCGTTGTTGTCGTAAACGCGCACCGCTGTAATGGTGTCCGATGCCCCAAAGCTGGGCACATTGACGAATACCACCACATTAGCGCCGCTCACTTCTTTGCTGTTGATTTCTCCATCCCGCCAAACGCCGCCGATTTGATACTGAAACCGGCATACACTGCGCAGCAGCTCTTGCCTACGGGCGTTCAGAAAATTTTCGGTGAAAAATGCCATTGCCGTTACCTCCTTTTCGTGTTTATTCACTCACCGCTCCGCAGCATGGCACGCCGCATTGCGCCAGTGGTACTGCAAATCCGGCAGCATCGCACGCGCCAACCGCCGCCGCGCCAATGGATGCGCCCAGTGCTGCCACTTCTGGCAGTGTGCCGGTCAGGTCTGGGCTAATTGCAAACGGTTCTGCCATAGGCAAAAGCCGCGCCGGGCGCTGTTCGCTCCAACCAAGGGTGGACTGCATCCATACCTCGCCGCATCGCACCAGCCCACACACCGGCTGTTCGGTCAACCAGCTATTCACGGTGCATCTGGTTTTTAGCCTGTGCCGCACCATGTACGAAAGGCTTTCCATGTGTGCGCTCCACCGCTTTGCCATGGTCAGCCGTTCTTCCATTTCATCGGGCGGCGCGGCTTCCACCGGCTCCGTGGCGGTGCTGCCGGTTACATCAATGCACAAGCGGAATGTTCCCGCCTCGCCTTGGTATTCAAACCATTCCTCCACCATCGTGCCCGGATAGATGGCATCCGCCTGCAGGCGCGTTGCATAGGCCGTGCCCATTGTGCGGCGCACATCCATGGCTGTTTTCACGATGCGCCGTTTTTGCTCTATGGAAAACCCGGTGTCGTACCAGTCAATTTTCCAGTTCACCGCCAGCGCATCCAGTACCACTTCCGGCGTGGTGTCGATTGCCGTATAGATTTGGCTATTCTGCGCATAGTCCATCGTTAAGCTATGCACTACACCCAAGGCTTCGGCAAAAGCCTGCACCCAATCCTGCCGCGCTACAACGCGGGGCAGGCCGTCCGTTATTCTGGCATCACGCAGGCTTTTAATCATCTTCAAGCCCTCCGTATGCTACGGTGGCACTGGTGCATTTCGGCAGTTGCGTTTTGCCGATAACTACATCGCCCGGTGCCGTCAGCGTCACCCTTTTGGCACCAGCTTCACGCAGGCGGGCGATTAGTTCCGTCGGGTTGATGTCGCGGCCAAGCGTGCGCTGCCATAGCTTGTACCGCTCCACCGCCGCCGAAATCTGGCTTTGAATGGTGCCCACACTCTTTTGGTCACTCTTTGCAATCCAGTAAGTAACGCCGATTTGATATGCCACTTCCTCCGGCTTCACGCACACCACTTGATCGCACAGCGGGCGGATGGTATCACCGTTTATATGGGCCGTCAGGCTGGCAATCTCGGTGTCGTTTAGCACGCGCCGCCCACTGGTGGCATCGTCCACGGTAACATAGACCTGCACCACGCACGCCGCCGGGCTGACAATCTGCACATCGGCGACATCGTTTCGCCATTCCCGCACATAGTATTCATAGGCATCTTTTGGCCCGGCGCAGCTAAACTTGCTGGGCGCAAGGTAGGCTCTCTCGGTCAGGCTGTCGTCGTCCTCGGTGTCAAGGCCGCCGGTGCTTTCGTCGATATTTTCCACCTTGGCAATGTATGGGATGGGGTCAACCAGAGCATTGATAACACCGGCCAATATGCCGCTGCTTTTCGTTCCTGCTTCCTCTGCCTGCACCACAACATCAACAGTTGTTTCGCCCGCCGGAATTTCCGCATAGTCGAGCGTATTAAAATACTGCCCGCCCTCGGTCTTTACCCGCGTGCCAACCGGGACGGCCACGGTTTCGCCGCGCACCGCCGAAAGGGTAAACCGTTCTGTGGCCTTTGCCTTTTCAGGCTCACGGCGGAAGATGCCCAGCAATGCGGCCAGATTGTCCAGTGCATCGCCGGTTGAGGTTTTCAAAAGCTCGCCGCGCCCCTTTGCGTCAATGTACTGCATCACCTGATATTCAATCAGGCTGAACGCCTTGATAAGCAATGTTTTAGCATCCGCCGTTCCCAAGTCCAGCTGCTTGCCGGTCATTTCCATGTAGATGCGGCTGTACTGTTCCAGCACCATGCTTTCGGTTTCTTGCAGCGTCATGTTTTCAATAAAGCTAATTTCCGGCACATTGGCCAGTTGCGAAATATTAGACAAGTTGTACCACCACCTTTGGGGTCATGTTCCCATCCGGGGATTTTTCACTGCTCCAATCCACGCGCGACACTCGCGCCCGTGGTTCGTAAATTTCGGTCTTGCGCACATACTCTGCCGCCAGCAGGGCTTGCGCATATTCCTGCGGGTAGTCCATGCAGGCTGCGTCAATGCCAAAGTCCCGGTCTAAAGCCTGTTCGCCAACCATCGTGTTATAAAGCACCTGCAGGTTTCTGTATACCTCCTGCGCCGTGCTGTCGCTCACGTTGCCCGCCTCAATCTCAATCACCGGGTCGTTTGTGGTAATCATGCCGCCCACCTCCTTACAGGTATTCTTCGATTTGTAGGCTTACCTTGCATTCAACCAGCACGCCGCCGGAGAGTACCGCATCCCACTCGTCGCTGACACTCACCAGCTTAAAGGGGTGTGGTGAAAGAGGGGAGCCGCCCAAAATGAACCAGTCCGTATACCCGCTTTCCGCCATATCCTGAAAATGGCGCAAGGTGCTGCGGGGGTTCACGCCATCCTGTGCCCGTAGCAGAAGCTCGAACTGATAGCTTTTCAGCTGCGGCCCGATGAACTGGCTGCGGCTTTTCCGTCCAATCACATCATGCACGGCCCAGTCGCCGCCGGTGCTGCCTTTTAATTTGTTGGGTGTAAGGATGCGCTTATTGCTCACGGTAAACGCCCGGCCCATAAAACTGCCTACTGCCATTCATTCGCCCCCTTTACTTATTCGGTTGGCCGCTGCCGCCGCCGCTGTGGGTGTGCTGGGTCAGCTTCACGCCGTTGATTTCAACCTCGCCGGTGCCGCCCTTGATGCTTACCTCCGGGGCTTCCATGCTGATTTTCGTCGGGCTGGTAATGGACACATCGCCCGCCGCGCTGATGCTCACGATTGCGCCATTGATGGTGAGCGTGGTTTCCCCAGTGACGGTTCCCGTAATATCCCCGGTCACTTCCTGCTCCACATTCCCGGTTACGGTGTCCTTGATGTCCCCGGTGATGGTCTGGGTGCGCCCGGCGTTCAAGGTTACAGTCAGCAGCCCGGTAACGGTGTCTTTCACGGCGGCCATATACTTTCGTGTGACCAGTGCCGTAAAGGTTTCAGTGTCCGTGCCAGTCACAGTAAGGGTACGCTTGCCACCCACAGCCTCGCTCATGGCACCCGTGGCCTCAATGCTGATGAATGTACCAGCTTCAAGGTTTATGGTCGTACCGGCCACAATGCCAACGCCTGCCTTTGCCATAATGCTGGCGCTGGCACCGGCGCTTTTTAGCTGAATTTGCCCACCGGCAACAAAGCTGGCCGCACCCTTGGCCTCGTCGTATATCTCGCCGTTGCAGTTCCGCCCGGTGCGCTTATCCGTATACTGGGTGAAAACGCCGGTGTTTGCATCGTATCGGTCATACGCTTGGCCTTTGCTGTTGGAATACTCCTTGCGGTATAAGCCTTGGTAGCCCTCCGCCGGGGTGTTGGTTTTGTTCCATACAGTGCCCGTGGTGGTGGCCGCCGCCGTGCCGTTGCTGTTGTGGTTCACGCTGACGACCTGCCCAACAACCGGCATCTTGTATTCTCCGTTGCTCTGAGCGTTGATTTGCCGCGTAACGCTTTTGCCGCGGTCAAAGTAGGTCACTTCATAAGTGCCCGCCGCGTAATTGATAGAGCTTACGCGGCCTGTTCTGTTTGTCGATGATGCCATAATAGCCGTCTCCTTACTTCGCGCCGGTGCAATAGCTTGCAGGCACCCAGCCGGTAACATTCTGCCCCACCGGCAGCTTGCCGCAACGGGCAGCAGTGTTGGTAATGCGATAGCGCCCGTTTATCAGAATGCCATCGTAGAAATAGAATGTGCCGGATTTGTAACAGCTTGGGCTTGCCACCACGCTTGTATAGTAGAACGGTGCTTTTGTCAGCGTTACCGCCCCGCCCGCAACTGCGCCCGCTGCCGAGCTTGCCGCATTGGCCGCCGGGCTGGTGGTTTCGTAGGTGCTGGTGTAGGCAACGCCGCTATCGCTTGCAGCCTGCTTATACTCGATTGTGCCGCCCACCTCCCAGTGGTGGAATGGGTCGCGTATGCCGCTACAATCAAATGTTGTTTCAAACCCGCCGCTACGGCTAACCTTGTGCGTCACCTTATCGACAAAGTATTTGCCGTTGATGCCGCCTGTCAGGCCGTCGCCGTACCCGGTCAGCCGGATATTGTTTCCTGCGGCCACCATAAAATTGCCCTGCACTGAAAACGACAACTTGATTGTGCCGTGGTTCGCCGCGTTGATTTCGGCGCATAGCTGCACGCTGGCATCGTAGACACTGGTTGCCCTGCGGTTTACGCTCTTGGTGTGTGTCCCGCTGCCCACGCTACACGAAATATCGCAGTCTTTGTCCGGGTCTGTATAATCGAAAAAACCGCCGGTATAAGTGCCGCTCAATGTCGTGGTGTAACTCAAACTCCCGCGCTTGATTTGCGTGCGGTCAAAATCCTGCACGGCACGCTTGCTTTTGTAAACTTCCCGGTCATACACCCACAGCCGCCGGGCATAAACTTTCAGGATTAACCCGTAGTTTTTGCACAGGGTATTGTAGTAGCTGCTGTCTGTGCCGTCCTGCTCGTCGCACTCAATGCCGTAATCCTCCGCATCATAGCCAAATGTCAGCCCATACCGGGCGGCAATCGTTTCGCCTATGCGCTTGATAGAGGTGTTCTTCCAAACATATTCCCGCTCAAGCTCGCTGAAATTGGTATCGCTGGGCTTGCTCACGCCGCCCAGCTTCAAAGTCGTGGGGGTGTCGTTGTAGCCGATGTCGTCCAGCACAAACAATCCGCACTCCATGGAATGACTGTCGCCGGGGCCGTTCCAGTCGCGCCCCCGAATAATCGGGCGCAGGGTTGCGCCCTTTTCCGGCATCCATCCGCGCAGCCACTTAGCATCCTGCGCGTTCAGCGTAATGTCTATGCTGTCGCTGCTGTCTGCGGCGTTGTCTACATAGGTCATGCTTTCAATGTCCTCACCAACCTCGCCCCCAAAGGGTTGATTGTTGTAGTTCACCGCCAGTGTAACACTTCTCGCCTTATCCATAGCTCGCCTCAAATTTCCACGGTGGCAGCAACCCGTCGTTCTTCTCCTGAATATCCGGGGTGGAAAGCTCCACCCCGGCTTCAAAGAGAAATGTTTCAATGTGTTCAGGGTTCGCGGCCATTAGAGCATCGGCGCGGTACTCACTTCCGTAGACTTCCTTTGCGATAACATCCCATGTGTCACCGCTTTTTGTCGTATACGCCATGTACTCACCTCCGCTTAATAGGCCGTCCGGGCTTTACGCCGCTGCATCTGTTCGTACCACGCTTCAAACTGGCTGCGCATATCTGCAACAGCTTGTTCCATAACGCTTGCATCCGCATTGCCCTGAATGGTAATCTGCGGGGCAAAGGTGATATTCTCACCTCCGGGGGCATCCCTGCCGCCGGGGTCGTCCCTCTCAATTTCATCCAGCTTAATGCGGTTGTCTGCCGGTATTTCCGTCAGCGGCACGCCCGCTGCGTCCGCCGCCTGTGCCGTGTTTACACCCAGCATCCGGCCCGCCTGCGCCCATGTATTGATGTTGTTGTCCCGCACCCCGCTGCGGAAGCTGATAACTGCTTCTTGCCCAGCTTCACCGGCAATGCTCGGGCCGGTCGTAAATCCGCCGTTTGCCAGCATAGAAATGGGCGGAATGTCAATGCTAAAGGCGTTGCCGCCAATGAACGGCACCCAGTCCGGGATGGTAAGGCCAAGGCTGTTGATGCCGGAGATTGCCTTGTTTATCAAAGCGATTACCGCGTTGATAGGTGTCTTGCACAGCGTCACCAGCGCGTCGAACGCACCACCGAAAATCTGCTTGATGCCCTCCCACGCCTGCGCCCAGTTGCCAGAGAATACGCCGGTGATAAAGTTCACCAAGCCGTCGAAAATCTGCTTGATACTCTCCATCAGGCTTGCAATTCCCTGTGCAAATACATCTACCGCCGCCAGCACTGCCGGTATGGCAACGCTGCCAACGGTCAGAATGATTTGAATAATGCCCTGAATGATAGGCATTGCCGCCTGAATGGCCGCGCCGATAATCTGCATCCCCGTCATAACCGCTGTGCCAATGCCGGAGATAATGCTTGCAATGGTCGGTGCCGATGCCGCAAACATAGAAACGACCTGCGGCAGCACGGTTTGCGTGATGAACCCGAACACATTGGTGATGATTTCTTTTACCGGGCCGGTAGCAAAATCTACGATTTGCCCCATAATCCCCATAACAGATTGCAGAATATCCACCACGCCGTCAAAGGCATCAAGCCCGGTTTCTTGCCCGCCGAAGATGGTCGATAAAAAGCCGCCCTCGCCCAGTGCGCCGCTGAACATATCTCGCAGCGGTGCCAGCGCATTTGCTACGCCGCCGTTTTGGAACAGCCCAGAAATAAAATCTCCAATGCCTTTGATTTTGTCAGTAAAAGTGTCGAATATCGCAAGGCCCTTTTCGCCAAACACATTTCCGACGATGCCCCGGATGTCCTCCAAGTGGTCGCCGAGAATGCTTACCACTGCAATAATGCCGCTGATGGCTGCAATCACGGGCGCGGCACCGGCAAACAAAGAGCCAAAGCCACCGGCTATCGGCCCCCAAACGCTGCCAAGCAGCCCCGCGCCTGCGCTGCCAAAACTGGCAAGGTTTCCACCAATGCCACCAAGCACGGGCATTGCCTTTGCGGCAAATCCGCCGACCGTCTGCCCAATGCCACCGGCAAATTGCCCAACCTTGCTGTTTGCCAGCACAGACAATGCGCCAGTTGCTTTTCCTCCTGCCCAGCCCGCCACATTTACTGCGCCGTTCTTAATTCCGTTTACGGCCCCGGTCAACCCCGTTGCATCGGCAATGCCTTTCAAGATTTCCATGCTCACGCCGCCGGTGGCTTTCAGGCCGTTTAGGATGCCGCCGCCAATGTTGGTGTTGGCAAGGTTTCCCGCCGCGCTGCCAATGTTTCCAAGCCACTTTGGTATTCCAGTGCTTTCAAAGGCCGAGCTAATCACGCTGCCCACACCTTGATACCCAGAGATTAGCCCCGGTGTAGCTGCCGCCGATTGCAGCAGCCCCGTTGTGCCCGCCACTCCGTTGCCGGACAGCAGACTGGATGCGGTTGCTCGCAGCGTGCTGAACAGTCCATTGCTCCCGCTCGCGCCTGCAATGCCGGAAAACAGGCCGGTTGCCGAAGCGCCAGCCTTTTGCCCGCCGGTGAATAGGCTGCCAATCGCTCCAAACAGGCCGCCGGTTTTTTTGCCGGTTGCGCTGGTGGTTCCCGTCAGTAGTGTGCCTACGCCGCCGAGCAAGCCCTCAATCTGTGGTGCAAATTTCATAGCAAGGAACGCGCCGCCAATTCCCTCAATCACCTTGATTACCTTGTCGCCATTGTTCAGCAGATAATCAAGCGCCTGCTGGATGTACGGCATGGCGTTTTGCAGCGCCGTGGCCGCTTTGGATATTCCGTTGGAAAATAGCTGCGCCGCTGTGTTTGCCAGCTGCGAAAGCTCCGGCATATTTTTTCGCAGGCCGTTCATTACTTCAATCATGGTCGCCGAGAACTCTTGCTTGACTGGTAGGAACGCTGTGCCAAAGTCGATTGCAAGTGCTTTTTTGGAGTTTGCCATCATCAGGTCAATCGCTTCCGTTGTGCCCGATTTGATAAAAAACTCGCGCAGCATACTACCGTCGTACAGCGATGGGTCTTGTATCATAGTCAGCGCATCGGTAAAGGTCGAAAGGTTGCCGGTCAGCTTGGCCGCACCCTTAATGGCCCACTGCCCAAACAGGGTGTTGAGCGTTGCCACTTGCCGGGATGCGTCCATGTTATCAATCGCGGTCAGCACGTCAAGCAGTGTGCTTGGCGCATCTGTTTGCATGGCCTCTGCAATTCCTGTAGCGGTGTACCCTAACTCTGCCCACGCCTCCTTTTGCTTCTTGGTGGCGCTTTCGCCCTTACTCATGTTGACCAGCATACGGCTGATGCTGGTGGATGCCGTATCGGTATCAACACCCATTGCCAGCATCGCGTCAGCAAGCGCTGCAGTAGAGGCAGCATCCATGCCCGCAACTTCACCCAATGATGCCGCGCTGTTTACGACATTGGCGATTTCTGCCGCCGTCGTGGCGCTGTGTGCTCCTAAATAGTTGATTTGGTCGAACAGCACCATAACCTCGTCGTGCGTCATGGAAAGCGATTTTTCCCACTTGGCCGCCCAGTCGCCCGCCTGCTCTGCGGTAATGTCCATAGCCGTGCCAACCATGGCCACATCTTTCAAAAAGCCGCCAATGTTTCCGTTCTCGTCATAGGCGATTAGGTCACTCATGCTTTTGCCGCTTTGCCCTGCGGCAGCGGCCAGCTTGGTCAAGTCCTCCGCCGTCATGGGTATCTGGGTGGAGAGGTCAAGCAGTGCCTCGCTCATTTCAGCGTAGTTGTCCGCAAAGCTCTGCCCGTTACCGCCGTCTGCCTTGCTCCAAATGTTGCTGCTAATTTTGCCGGTGCTGTCTGCAAGGCCGTCTACATACTTGACTACATCGGCCATGCTTGCCTCGAAGCTCTCCGCCTCTTTAACGCATTTCCCAAGTGCAACAACTGTGCCGGTCGCCAGCGCTCCCATGGCTGCCAGCCCCACCGTGCCTACACGGCTAAGATTTGTTGTTAGGCTCCCTATCTGTCCGTTTGCCGAATTGATGGCGGTTACAAGGCTCTTGTCCATCTTTCCGGCAATCCAGATGCTTAATTTTAGTGTTTTATCTGCCGCCATTCGTCTGCCACCTCTTTATTCAGCGCGATAAACTCATGCACCGGCAGTTTCAAATAAAAGTCAACGCCCGTCCGTGTCACGGCGGAAAGCCGGATGGCCGCCTTGCGCAGCTCTTTTGCTCCGCCCTTTACTCGAAAAAACCCGCATCGTTTACCGCGTTCTTGATTTTCAGCGCTTCATACAGGGGCAGGCCGGTGAAAAATTCATCCGGCAGCCCGGTCGCCATGCTTGCCAGCGTGCAGGCGTACAGGTAATTAAAGGTGTTCTCTGTAACCATAAAGCCCGCTCGGACAATGCGGTTCTCCGCTTCGCTCTCGTTCAGGCTGTTCAGGTCTGCAATGCTGTTCAGGTCGATTTCGGTGTAGGTCTTGCCCTTGAACTGGTACGGCTTATCCAGCTGCATCACATGGTTTTCCGTCTGGTTGCTGCGGTTCAGGTAGGCGTGTACCGCCGCCGTAACCTGTCTGCTTACCCGGCGCGGTGCCAGCTGGAAAAACTCAATCGGCAGTCCCGTGGCCTTGCAGGCCATCTTCCGCGCAAACGCCGTGGTGGTTTCGCACAGGGTACTCGCTGCCACCTCACGCTCATTAAAAAGCTCGCGCTGGGCATCCACCGCGTCCTTGACCGTCAGTGCTTCCAAGCCGTTCATGTCAATCTCTGCATACTCGGTGCCCTCAAAAAGATAAGGCTTATTCAAAACAATAACGCCTTTACGCTCCGTGGTTTCCTCGGTGGTTTCCTGCACTTCTTCTGCGGTAGCCTCCGCAATTTTCTTTTCTTCTGCCATGGTATGGCTCCTTTCTGTGTGTCCGTGTTTCAGTGCATCATAAAATAGGCCCGCCCCTGTTTATAAAACAAAGGCGGGCTTACTGTTAAATCAGGCTTTTAACCCCGGCCAGCATATCCACGCCGCCCACCTTGTAGATGCCGTTCAGCTTGTCCACTTCGAGCTGCTGCACGCCGTCCACCTCAACCATCAGGTAGGTAAGTTCGATGGTAACAGTGGCCTCCATGGCCTCGCCCTTTTCCACTTTTCCGGGATTGATTTTCTTTACGCGGCCCATCTCAACCACGCGCAAACCCTTAAAGGCATAGCCGCCGGTTTTGTCGTATACCTGCTGTGCCGCACGGAAAGTCAGGTTTACGGTGGTCAGGGGGTTGAGCATTTCCATAGCAGAGGAATACAGCGTGTTAAACTGCACCTCCTGTTCCATGCTCTCAAACTGGCCAATGGTGGGACTGTCCAGCTCACCGTTGACCCCAACACCGGCAACGGTGCTGGTTTTCATGTTCACCTCCGGCAGCGTGGCCGATGCGGCAACGCCAATCATCTTGGTGCCGTTCAGGTAAACATTGTAGTCATTGATTTTTTCGGGAATGTAGTTGTTGGAAATCATGTTTCTATACCTCCCTTATCAGTTCAGCGCGGCAGTCAGGGCGTTGGGGTCAAACTCAATGATGTCCTCAATGTCCTCCGCCGGGGTGTACGGTGTAATATACTGGTGGAAAGTCAGCTTGCCGTCCAGCATATCGGTGGTGGGGTTCTCGTCCTCGCTCCACACAATCTCATAACGGGCGCAAACGCCACGGGCAACAAACCCGTTGCCGCGCACATTTTCGCTGTCCACGATTGCTTCAATCAGGCGCTTGTTGGCAGGGCTGTCCACGCGCTGGAAGTAGGTCAGAATGAAGCTGTTGCCTGCCCAAGTCAAAAAGCGGCGCACGCTGAACCAGCGGTCTTTGGGGTCGGTATTTCCGGGGTAAGCGGCAGTATTGTTGCCCCACAGGCGGAAGCCGTTCATGTTCAGGAAAGTTGCCACGCCGTAGCTGTTCACGGTATTGGCTTGGTCTTGGTCAAGCACCACTTCGGTGCCGTCCGGCAGGCAGGCCGCCGAGATTGCCAGCGTCTTATTGGACGGGCTTACATTGGGCGTGTCGTTGTTCACGGCATCCGTGTAGGCGGTCAGCGCAGCAGCAAGGGAAGAACCGCTGTAAACCACCTCGCCCACCTTGGCATAGGGCCATACCGCATAGGCGTTCGCATCGCTCACAGCCTGTGCCTCTTTCTTGGTTTTCACATCACTGTACTTGGTCGCGCCGGAAGTGCCGCTGTTCACATCAATGATGCAAACCGCGCCAAACACGCCGTTGATTTCCTTGGTCTTTGCCTGTAACGCCGCCGAAACCGTGGCCTCGGTAGAAAAGCGGGGCGCAATCAGGATGCCAGGGGTCATGGACAGCTTGGGGTAAATCTGGCGGATAACTTCAAGGCCGGTTTCTTTGCCGGTCGTGGTGTCCACGCTGCCCACAATGTCAGCGGCAGTAACCTTGCTGGGGTCAATTTTCTTGCCGGTCACGGTCAGGCTGGTTGCTTCATCGCCAGTACCACCGGGAATAAGCACGATATTCAGCGTGCCGTCGTCGTTGAACGCCACGGTGTAATCCGTGTCCTTGGTCATTGCGGTGGTACCGTTCTTAACGACGAGATTTGCAGGGATAACCCCCGTAACATCCAGCACAGCAACGCCAGCGTTCACCTGCACGGTCGTGCTGGAAATGTCGGTGCTGTGCTTTGCCGGGTCAAGCACATTGATAAGCACGATGGGGCCTGCGCCCACCACGCTGAAATTGGCACTGATGGCCTCGCAAAGCGTGTAGCTTGCAAAGTCGGCGTTATAGCCAACGGCTGCCACAGCTTCTTTATAATTGTTTGCCAGCAGCGGCACATTGACCGCTGCGGCAGGGTTCGCCAGCATATTCACTGGGGCGGTGCCCACAACAACCTGCAAACCGGCGGTGCCGGTAACGGGTGCGCTCATGCTGGTGGCCTGTTCGCTGGTGTAAACACCATGCTTGTAAGTAGCCATATTCGTTTTCCTCCTTACAGTTCGGACTTAATCTTGTTAAACAGAATGTTTTCTGCGGTGCCGGGCTGCTCCACGCGGCAGCGCACAGCGGCAAAGTTTGCAACGGGCACAATCAGCCCGCCCGCCGCCGGGTGCTGCTTTACGAAATCCAACAGGCTTTCGGGCAGCATATCGGCATAAACGGTAAACTGTCTGGCAACGCCGCGCACGCTCGGCCCACAATAAACGCGCGGGCTGGGCTTCGGCGTTTCTACCGCCGTTTCCCGTGCTTCCTGCACTTCGGCGGTGTCTGCCGCGCTGGTGGTCTTTTTCACACTCATGCGGTTATCCTTTCTCACAGCAAGCTGTAAAGCGCTGTGTCTTGCGTCATGGCCGGGGCGGTGCAATTCAAAAACACAGCGCCGTAATAATACGGGTGGCTGTCCTCCGTTTGCAGCGCCCATGTAATGGGCTTCTCTATGGTGAACGCGCCGCCAAAATAGGGGCGTGTGCATACGCGCTGCACAATGTCCTCTTTCATGTTGGCCACATCTTGGTAGCCCTCGCGCTGCACACCGCTGTCATAGGCGCACATGGTAATGCTAAACTGCACACCTTGCGGGCTGTCGTCGTCGGGAATTTCGCCGCCAATCATGCGTACCACAATGTAGGGCGCTGCCGCCGCGTCTGTGTCCACATCGTCGTCGCCCGTTTCGGGGATAGGCAAGTCCTGCTTATAAACTTTCAGGGGCTTTCGCCCTGTCTGCCCATTGTATTTCTTGCCCTTGAACAGCTCGGACAGCATTTCTATCATGGCATCTTGGCACAGCTGCGCCGTTCTGCCAATACCGGCGGCCTCCACGGAATTTTTGTAATCTTGCACGGTTTACCTCCCGGCTCTCGCCAGCACCTTTTGCACCTGCGCATCAAGGCGGTCATGTAGGAACGCTTCCACATCCGGCTCCACCTCCGGCCAAATGGTGCAGTGCATGGCCGTGGCGCTGGGGCTTCCAACGGTTTGTAGCTTTTCAACCTTGCCTTGGCTGTTGCGCCACCGTGGCCGCCCCTTGGCTGTCGTGGTATTGCTGGAACTCGAACCGATAACACGCTCCACCATGCCTACATGGCCACTCTTAAACTCTGCCAAAAAGGCTTTGCTTCGATGGCCGTCGCCGGGCAGCGGCTTCATGCCGCTGCTTTTCAAAACCTTTCCAGTCCACACATCCGGGCCATCAACCCAATGGGTGCCGGTGTAATGCGTGGGGTAGCGTGGGTTTGTCTGGAAGTAGCCCAAATCGTTCCGCATTTTTGCAATGTGAATTTCCGCCGAAAGGCTGGTATTTGTGGCCTTTTTCCGCTGCACAAGGTCTTTCAGGTGCTTTTGTCCCGCCGTGTTTACGGCGTACCGGGCTTTTGCCTTGGCAATCATCAGCTTGCGGGCCTCTCTGGCCGTGGCGTTGATGGCAACTTTTGTAGCCGCCGGGGTTTTTCTTTTCAGGTCACCCAACGCCCGTTCCACGGTTTCAAGTCCGTCAAGCTCAATGGTCATGTTCCCAGCATCGTAAGTGACATTGCTCATTGTCGCACCCTCTCCATGGTCATGCGGTACACGCCGTCCTCGTCCTCGCTGCTCTTGATTTCATAGGTTCTGGTGTGGGTTTCGTCCACGCTTAAAACCAGTTGCTTTCCAACCTTGGGCTTGGGGCCGTAATCCTCGGCACCGATATACAGGATGGTGTATGCACTGTATAGTCCCGTGTCGAAGTTCTGCTTTGCTCCTGCTTCCCAGTGGCTCGATTTCTGTTTCAAGGTGGTTTCTTCCAGCACAATCAAAACCCGCTTGCCGTCTACCGTGTGCCATTCGGCGTGTTCATTCCCGTTAAAGAAAACAGCGGTAACATCTGCTGCCGCAAAGTCCTTGAAAGTTCGGCGCGGGGTTTCCGTACCGGCGTTCCCGGTTTCTTGTATCAGGTCAAACAAAGCCATATCATCCTCCAAAGTAAGGCCCCCGCCGGGGTTCCGGCGAGGGCTTTTGCATCACAGAACAGTGGCAACAAGCCAGCTGTCCACTTTATCGGGGATGGGCAGGGGGTGGGCCTGCAGCTCAATCATGCGGCGGTCGGGGTGATGCTCCACATAGCTGCGCAGCAGGCGGTTGGTCTGTGCCGTCACCCACTGGCCGCTTTCCTCAATGTAGGTGCAAGCGCCGTATGCCAGCATAAAGCCTGCGTTGCCGCTAATCAAAATAACCTTGTCGTCAGGCACAAGCGGCTTGGTGGCGGGTGCATCCGGGTCAGTCCAATCGTCCAAGTACACTTCGGCGTAGCCGTAAATGTCAATGTTGGGGTTGGTCAGGTGGCCGTAATACTTTACGCCGTTGGGCAAATCGCGCGGGTCAATCAGGCCCATGTTGATGCGGCGGTTGTCCAACATCTTCTGCACATCGGCATTGGCAAGGAAAGCGCGAATGGCGTTCTTGCCCATGATGGCGCGGTCAACATTGGTAAAACCGTTTTGCAGTACAATATTCGTCCAATCTTCCAGATTGTCCAAAATCTTTGCGGCAGTGCCGTTCCACTTGGCCGTGCTGGTAAGCGTGGGCTTGTTCGTGCTGGAAAGTCCAAAGTCGATTTCCTCATTCACGCCCTTTCCCACGATGGGAATTTTGCCGGTGACGATAGCCTGCACAGCCATCCATTCCTCACGGCGGGTGGTTGCGTCATTCAGACGGGCGTACTCATCCATCAGCTGCTGTGCCCCGCGCTGTGCCGGGGTCATGCCGCTGTAAATATCCTCGCCCGGCAGCCGCGCCATCAGCTGGTCTGCGGTGGTGGTGTCGTAGGGGTTAATCAGGGGCGGCTTGTAGCTCTCGGTGGTGTAGCCCTCGCCTTTCAGCACAGTACCGCCCACACGGGGATGCACAAAGGCGGCCATGCGGCGGTTGCCCTTTACCATGTCGATGTCCACCCGCTCGGTGACAAAGTTCTTGATATTGGTAAAAAAGGTATCACGGAAAAAGGTATGCACAGGGGGAGCCTGTCGCACCACCTCGGCCAGATAGCGCGGGGTGTAGATGTTTACTTCATTCGCCATTGTCGTTTCCTCCTCACTTCAAAAAGATGCCGATGTTGCGCAGGGCAATTTCCACATCAGCAGCGGTAACGCCGGTTTCCAGCGCAAGGCTGTCTGCAAAAAACTCACCCGCCAGGTAAACTACAACCTCGTCGCCGCTTGCGCCCGCTTCGGTTGCAATGCCATAGATGCCGGTTGTGCTTACAGCGCCGCTTGCGGCGACCACCGGCGTTACCTTGCCGTTGCTGTCCAGCAGAACAGGGCTATGTGCCTTGACCGCTGCGCTTGCCTCTTTTACCGCAGAAACAATGCCCACGGTTGTACCGGCAATAAAATATTCGGGCGCAGTGCTAAAAGACTGCTTTGCCAAATTCATGCTCATTTTAGCTTCCTCCTTACTGCTTCTTGTTCAGGCCCTTGATAGCGTCCATGAAGTCGTCGGCTTCACCTGCGCCGGTCTGCTGGTTCTGCACGCCACTTGCACCGCTGTTTTTTGCATCAGCGGCAGCACCGGCAAGGTAGCTTGTACCCTGTGCCTTGGCGTTCTTCACCAGCTCCATAGCGTAGTCGCTGGCGCTGATGGGCTTTTCGTACTTTGCGGCATTGGTCACGGCCTCACTGCCGGGCATGGACATTTCCTCAATGTCCTTGATGCGCTGGCGCTCCGTGTTCGCTGCATCCTGCGCCGCCGCCTGCTCAATCTGACCTACCAGCGCAGGGTATGCGCCGCGCAGGTCGTCCACGGTCTTGATTTCCTGTGCCATATTTGTTACCTCCTTATGGCTATTGTTTTGTTCCGGCTGCCCCGCCGGGGTTTTATTTACAAAACCGCTGGCGGCGGGGGCTGCTGCCATGCTGTCCTGTACAAATTTAGGTGCCTTATCAAAAGGCAGGTTCATGCTCACGCTGTTTACAAACAGCACACCGCTACGGTTTTCTATCACTGTCCCGGTGTCCTCGTTCACAATCTCGTCAACAAAGCCGTTTTCTTTTGCCTGTGTGCCTGTCCACCAGCTTGTGGCATCCATCCACCCGGCCACCTCGTCCTTTTCACGGCAGGTTTTCTTGGCGTACAGGGTGATGATGTTGTCACGAATGGTCGTCAGTGCCGCGATATACTGCTGCATGGTCGTTGCATCCACATAGTCGCAAATGCCCATCTTCACGGGATGCACCATGTAGGTGCTATCTTCTGCGGCCTCTACCTTATTGCAGTGGCAGGCAACGATGGTTGCAGCGCTGGCACATAAGCCGTCGATGTGCGCCACCACTTCCGCCGCGTTTTGTTCCAGTAGATTGCCAATGGCCTGTGCAGCAAACACATCACCGCCGCCGCTGTTGATGCGCACGGTAATTTTGCTCACCGTTCCAAGGGCAGATAATTCATCAGCAAACTGCTTGGGGGTCACTTCATCGCCCCACCAGCTGCTGTCCGAAATATCGCCGTAAAGCAGCAGCTCCGCGCCGGTGTCTGCGCTGTTTTTGAATTGCCAGAATTTTTTAGGCATTGCCATTTCCTCCTGTTATGCTCTGCGGATTTTTGATTTCCTCAACCTCCCGCATCTGTGCGGCTTCAATCTTGCGCTGGCGGATATTGGTGCTGTAACTGCCGCCGGTCATTTGTGCGGTTTCCTCGTCAGCAGTGGAAAAGCCAGCTTCCACGCGCTGCACCGCCGCAGAAACTTCCTGTACCGGGTTCAGGTTGGTTCTGGCCGGGCCGTTCCAAACACACTCGGTATAAGCCTTGCGCACCGCCGGGTCGCTGAAAAATCCGGGAGCGTTTATCCGCCCACGAGCCACTGCCTCGGCAAACCATTGCTCGTAGATTGGCTGGCAGAAGTCGCCCGAAAACCAGTCGCGTTGCATCTGGCAGCTGCGCCAAAACTCGTTGAGCGCCCCGCGTGCCGCGCTGTAAGAGGTCGAGAATTGTTTCAACATCACTTCGGGGGGGATTTCAAGCGCCGCGCCAATCTGCTTAATCATGGCATTTGTAAAAACATCGTACCCGCTGTTCGGGTGCTTCGGGTCTGCAAAGTTGACTGTTTCGCCGGGGTTTAGGCTCATAATGGCGGCAGGCCCCAGCTCTATACTGCTTTGGTCTTGCGCGTCAATCTGTTCCTCCGGCGGCATCATTTCGCCGAACGGTCGCCCGTCCGTGGCCGTACCGCTTTGCACAAACACTGTGAACATGGAGCTGATAACCGCCGCCATGATTTCGGCATCGGTATAGCGGCCCAGCTGTTTTAGCGCTTCCAGCACCGGCGCAAGCAACGGAACGCCTCGGCGTTGGCCGCAGCGTTCCCGGTTCATGATGTGCAGTACATTTTGCCGTCCCGTGTTCGCGCCGTAAGCCTCCACCCGCTGCCACTTTATTTCCTCCGGGTGTACCGTCCCGTGGTTGGAAAGCGGGTGCCGGTTGCAAAACCAGTACGCAACCACCATGCCGTCCCGGTCGGTTTCAACGCCTTGCACGATGCTTTCCACCTTGTAGCCGCGCACATCGCACGGCACCACTCTGTCGTAGCCGTCCGGGCTGCACACTCTGTCCGCCTCTACCAGCCGCACGCGTAGGTCATAGGGCTGCTGGGCTTGTTGCTTCATAGGCAGCAGCACCGCCACATCGCCATTCATGGTATAGCTCAAAAACGCAAGCTGCTGCAGCTTATAGAAATTGTCCACCCGGTCGGCATCGCACACCGGCGTGTCCGCCCACAAAGCAAACTCGCGCACAATCTGCTGCCGCAGCGTTTCCGCCTGCTCGTCGGTCAGCTTCAAGTAGTCTGCGTCAATCTTCGGCGCTGGCATCAGCCCACCGGCAATCACATTGGTGCGCATAGTTTTCAGCGCCGCCGTGGCCGCTGGTATGCCCATGTACGCATCCCGGCTTCTTTGGCGCAGGGTGTCGATGTTGTCCTCAATATCTTCCTTTGCGCTGCCGCCGAAGTATTCCCATCCGCGCATACTCTTTTTGGTTAGGTTCGCGCCATAATTCCCATATCCGCTATTGATGATGGAGAGGGCACTTCTTGCGGCAGCTCTCTTTGCCGCGTGTACCGGGGCGACGGCTGCAATCGCCCTGCCAAGCATATTGACTTTTGCCATGTTCCGCCTCCTTACACATCACGGGGGCAAAAGCGAAACAAGCGGTTTCTGCCGCCTGTCTTTTCCTCGGCTTCCGCTTCGGCCAGCTTCTTTCCCCAGTATTCCATTTCTTCCCGTATATCTTTTAGGTCTGCCCTTGTCAGCATACGGGTGCCAATCTGGTAGCGCTGCCCGGTGGCAACGCTTTCCTCGGCTTCCAGCCAAGTGTTCAGCTTTTGCTTACACAGCTCTTTCGTGAATATAGCCATCAGCCAATTCCTCCGTTCAATCTTCTGCGGCCTTGCCGTTTGGGCGGCGGCGTGCCATCCTGTTTTGTCAGCACCGGGTTTGCAATTTCAAGTGCTGCCGTCGCGTAGTTCCGCAAATCAAGCGGTTCGTTGCGCTTGTATTTTTCGTCTTTCAAAACCCACATGGTTGTCATGCGGCCTTTGCGAAAGCGCGTAACCAGCTTTTCACTGGTAAGCCCGCGAAAGTATAGCTCGTCATACCCGGCTTCCTCTGCCGCCGGGAAGTGGCAGTAGTTCGGCCCTTTGGTGGTGTGCCGCAAGCGCTGATAAAGCAGTGCCTTGCCCGCGTCAACGCCAAGGATGAACAGCGGCACCTTAACGCGGTTGTTGGTGGATGGGTTACGGATATACGGCACCTCCGCGCCACCCTTGCCCTTGATAGCAAAAATGCGCCGGTCGTATCGCTCCTTACAAAACGAGTACACCGCATTGGCGTGGTGGCCGCCGCTGTCCATGCAGCAGGCCAGTACCCGCAGCGGCGTGCCGTCTTTCTTGTAAAATGCCGATAGTAGGAAAGTGTCAAGGTCGTTCCAAACCTGCTCTTTCAGCAGGTCGCCGTATATCTTCTGGTAACGCACGCCCCAACTTTCCTTGCCATCGCCCCAACCGACAACCTCCACTTCAAAGCGGTCGTCCTGCACATCCACGCCCGCAGTCAGCACAACCACATCGTCGGGCACCTCCGCGTCGTAAATTTCGCGGCGCTGGGCAAGGTCGCTATCTTCCAGCTGTTCGCCCTGTTCTTCCCATGTTTCGCCAAGCTCGGTGTTTACCCAAACTTTCATGCCCTCTGGGTTGCCCTGCTCCAACTGCTCATGCGCCACAGCGAACTTTTGCACAATCTCATTCCACCCGCAAAAGGTGGATGCCAGTGTATTTAGGTGAAATCCTCTCGCCTCCGCCGCCGGGTTCTCGGCAACGAAGCGCCCGGCTTTCCCGGCCTTTTTCCATGCGTATTCGCTGCTCAAAACGCCGCAGCGCTCGCAGGCGTATTCTACCGGGGCGGAAAGATTGTCCTTGTTAAATTTCACGCCGCCCCACACAAGCGGCTGGTAGTGCCCGCACTCCGGGCATGGCACATTCCATTCCTCCCGCGTGGACTGGTTAAACTCGGTTTCAATGCGGCTGTGCCCCTTGATAACCGGCGTGCTGACCATAACGGTTTTCTTGTCCCAAAAGGTTGTCTGCCGCTTTTGGGCAAGGCTCAACGGGTCGCCCTCGCTTCCGGCGCTCGCTGGGTATCTGTCCACCTCGTCAGCAAGCAGCACCTTGATAGGGCGGCTTGCAAGGCCGGTGGCACTGTTCGCGCCAACAATGGTGATGTGCCCGCCGGGGAAATTCTTTTTCAGGATGGTATTGCCGGAATACCGGCTTTTCGTGTCCACCTTGTCGTGCAGCTCCGGGGTGTCCCGCAGCATGGGGGCAAGACGGTCTTTGCTGAATGTCTGCCCCATGTCCAAGGTGGGCTGCATCACCAGCATGGGGGCCGGGGCGTAATCCATGTAATATCCGATGGTGTTTAGGATGAAAGCATCTGTCTTTCCAATCTGCGCCGCAGACATGATGATTACCTTGCGCACATGGGGGTCTCCGATTGCGTCCATAATTTCCCGCTGATAGGGTGCCTTATCGGTGTGCCAGCGTCCCGGCTCTGCGCTGCTTTCCGCGCTTAACATTCGGTATCTGTCTGCCCATGCGCTCAATGTCAGCTCCGGGGGCGGCTTCAAGACAAGAATGCACCGCGCCAGCATTTCCATGGTGGCGGGCGGTATGTCAATGGCCTTTGTTTTTTTCGTCCGGCTTGACATGGCCCCGCTCCTTTACACAGTACGGAAAGAGGCAAAGAGCTTTGTTCTCGCAAACTTTTTTGCCCCATACGCACCCCTTGCACTTATGTTTCGGTTCGTTCTTCGGCATTTTCCTCACCATCCTTTGCCGCAAACGCCACACGGTAATTGCTCATTTCTTCCAGCACCTCGTCGATGGCTCGTTTCAACTCGTCAAAAATACCGGCTTGGTCGCCGCCCATGCTGGACAGCGTGGGCGATAGCTTTGCCGGTAGGGCAAGGAACCGACCACGAATATTCAGAAACATGGTTTTCAGCCCTGTTTCTATATCCTCGGTTCGGTGCAGCTCGCCCATGCGCACCCGGTTTTCCATTTCGGCTGCCTCGCGCTTGGCCTTAGTCAGCCCCGCCCGCTCGTCGTTCAGGTTTACTTTGCCGCTGCCATTGCGCATGAAAAGAATATATTTTGTCACGGTGGCCTGCAGGTCGTAAAGGCCGGGCTGTTTTTCTGCAATTACGCCCTCGTCCCGCAGCTGGCGCACGCGCCGTTCCGTCAGTCCCAGCCACGCAGCCACAACCTTACTGGTGTAAAGTTTCATCCTCCAAAGCCTCCGTATCTTCTCCCGCATCCTCGCCGCCGGGCACATCAAACGCGCCGGTGGCTCTCATGCGCATAATATCAAGGCGCTGGCGTTCCAGCTCCATGCGTTTCTCGCTTTCCTCCATTGTCCGCAGGCTGTCGGCAATCTTGGTAATGCGGCCCTGCACCTTGTAAAGCGCCTCTTGCAGTTTCATGGCACGGGCAAAGGCGCTGTCCTTTGTGTACATCCCAAGCTGTTGCGTTTTACCATCCTGCTTTTCGTTGCCTCTGCCGCCGGGAACTCGCATATCCATTAAGCTGCTGATATGCAAGGTGTCCTCCGGCTCTGCCTCATACTGTGCAATCTTGGCGAGGATGCGGTGTTCGCGCACCTTTGCAATTTGTAGCTCATGTTCCAGTGCTTCGCGGCTGCCGGTGGGTGTACCATCGGCAATCGCCTTGTCTGCATCGGTCAGCATATCAAAAAAAATGGCACTGTAAGCACCATCTTTTTCTGCGTTCTTATTTCCAACCGGCGCACCGTCATGGCTGCCCGCTGCATTTTTGTGCCCGGCGCTGTTTCGGTTGCCCGGCTGCCCGCCGCGCTTTTTCTTTGGCAGGGCTTCATCCCATTTGTCAGCTGCTTTCCAATTCCGCAAGGTCTGATAGGTCACGCCCAGCGCTTCGGCAAGCTCGCGCAGATTAACCTTTTCGCCCTTTGCAACACGGGCGACATATTCAGCCTTGGCGGTGTCGCGCTTGTCGCTCCGCTTCGGCATCTTGCACCTCCAATATTTAGCGCCCGCCGCGCCTACATCAATACCCCGCGTGGTACGCAAGGCTTCGGCACCAACAGGCGCTACGAAAAGCCGCTGCTCGTCCGGCTCTGCCTCCCGGCTCCCGGCTCGTCACACGGCATAAATAAAGCCCGCAGCGTTTTATCGCCGTGGGCTTTTACTTTTTCACACTATCAATATAACACCGAAAACCTGCCAAAGTTGCTAACTTTGTAAAAATATTTTGCAAAGCCTCTTAAATTTTTCATGGTTTGTTACTTGATTTTACTTGACCGTTCACTTGCTATCTTCCCGACATTTGCGCCGGGAACATCCGCAAGCCGCCGCCGCGCCTGCACTTTTTAACTTGCCTACAATTTGCCGCCCTCGGCAAAATGCTTGACTGCTGCACTGGCTCCCGCCATTTTGTTGACATCACCAAAATGGTGCCTGCCCTCCGTCCCGCTCCACCAGCAAAGGCCACCGCCGCCGTACCTGCCGCCGCGACCCATGCCGGGGCGCTTCCGCCGTGGGCTTTTCTTTTTTGACCCCCCTCCATAATCCCGCCGCCGGGCCGGGGAAGCCCTAAAAAAATGCTCACACCTAAAAAACTTTTGCGCTTCTGAACCCGTAAGCGAGCGCAGGCGCGGGCGCAGTACCTACGCGGGCGCGGGCGTGTTACTTTCGGGCGCGTGGTCGGGCGCGTTTGGTAATGCACGGGAGCGGTTCATCTTTGCCGCCGGTGCCGGTGTGGCTGGTGGTGGTGTGGCTGGTGCCGGTGTGGCTGGTGCCGGTGTGGTGGTGCTGCCGGTGTGGTGTGGCTGGTGCTGGTGGTGTAGTGTGGCTGGTGGTGTGGTGTGGCCGGTGGTGTGGTGTGGCCGGTGGTGTGGTGCTGCCGGTGGTGCCGGTGCTGCCGGTGCTGTCTGCTGCCGGTGGTGCCGGTGCTGCCGGTGCTGTCTGCTGCCGGTGGTGCTGCAGTTCCACCAGTGCCACCAGTGCCGACGGCCTGCCGGGCGGGCGCGTATGGTAGAGCGCGGGCGCGGTTCATCTTTGCCGCCGGTGCCGGTGTGACTGCTGGTGGTGTGACTGCTGGTGGTGTGGCTGGTGGTGCTGGTGTGGCTGCTGGTGGTGTGGCTGGTGGTGGTGTGGTGTGGTGCTGCTGGTGGTGCTGGTGTGGCTTTATATCGCGCAGGCATATATAAGCCGCTTTTAGCCGGTTTGTGCAGTTTTCACAGTACACGCAACAGTGTTTTTGTGCAGTCGTACAAAATACACGCAACAGTGTTGACAAATACACGCAACAGTGTTACTATGCAATCACACCAAACAAACCACCGCCACACCGGCGGCAACAAACGAAAAGGAGAAAAACACCATGACTAATAATCAAATCATTCAACAGGCCGTCGCCGCCACCTTTTCAACACAAGCCGCTTTTACTACGAAGTTTGGAACGACACCCTGCGCCCGTTCTACGATTGACACAACCCGCAAGGCCGACGGCATCCGCCGCCGCTGGTGCAAGTCCAGCGCCCCGCACAAAACCGGGGCGGCGCTCATGGGCAACACAACAAACTTGCACAATACACGCAACAGTGTTTTGTGCAGCTCTACAAACTGCACGCAACAGTGTTGACAAATACACGCAACAGTGTTACCATGCAATCACGCCAAACAAATCGCCGACCGCAGGAGCGGCAGGACAACAGCCCCGCCGGTTGCAATGCGGGCAAGGCGCACAACCCAAAAACAGGAGGTACACAAAATGACCGTTACCAAGCTCACCGCCGCCGATGCCGACCGCTACACAAAGTATCAGCGCCACATACTTCACAAGCTCCGCGCCGAGGAAGCCACCACACGCAACCCTGACCGCCTGCGCGATTATACCGACTTTGCCCGGCTTTCCATCATCTGTGCCCGCCGGGGCTATATGCTCAACGCCTAACACAACCCGCAAGGCCGACGGCATCCCGCCGCCGCTGGTGCAAGTCCAGCCGCCCACAATGGGCGGGCGCTCATGGGTCACAACCCAAAACCAAAACAGGAGGGCTAACAAATGTCTTGCTTTATCATGTATGACCGCGAACACGCCACGCTTGCAAACACGCTTTGCAGCGTCTTGAACATGGGATTTAACCGCTTTGGGTTTGAGGCTCCCGAAAGCCTGCACCGTGCGCTGAAAGACTGCCGCGACAGTTACGGCTTTTACGGTGCCGAAAAGATTTACCGCCGCCTTTATGAGCTGAACGCCGCCGCCTATACAGGCCGCTACAATGGGCACGGCATCGAACAGGACGAGGCCGAAACCGTGCCGGATATGCCCGCCATTCCTGCCATCATCACAGACCGCCAGTATTTCAAGCACGAGCTGCTGCAACCGTGGCACTACAAGTTTTGTAAAATGCTTGACTGCCTGATTTACCAATGCAGCGAACACGCCACCGAAAAGGACCCGCTTTTTCTCTCCCTGATAGACTTTAACCGCCTCTACAAATCGTTTCTTGTTTCCAACATAGAGGCATACTACGCACTACCGTGGGGCAGGGCAGGCCAAGCCTAATCCCTACGCGGACACTTTCGCAGGGCTGCACCGCATAAAGCAACCCCGCCCCAGCCGCAAGGCCATGCACAAAACACAACCACACAAACGGAGGTAAACAGAATGTATTACGACATCGACGAAACCACAGCCCGCCGGGTAAAAGAAATGATGAGCTTTGACAGCTACGCCCCCGGCAGTGCAACCGCCGAATACCGGCAGACGGTAGACAGCGCCGCCGCACTGGTAGAGCAGCAGAAACAACGCGTCAGCCCCTTTTATCATGACAAGCTCGACAGCTATTTGGATAGCTACGCCCGCCGCCTTGCCAAGTGGACAAACGACTACAACCGCAACGGCGCAAGCTGCCCCAGCGTGATGATTTGCGGCCCGGCCAACTTTCCCACCCGCAAAAAGGAGCGCCAAATTTCCCGTGAAGATACCCTGTGGGCAGAATACAAGGAAATCAAGGCAATTTTAAGCAAAATCAAAAGTATTGGCACCGGCGCGGTTGACTTTGCCGACCCTCACGCCCGCGAAATGCTGCAAGAAAAAGCCGACAGCCTGCAAGCTACGCTCGACCGCTACAAGGCCATGAACGCCCATTACCGCAAGCACAAAACCATGCAGGGCTTCCCCGGAATGACTGACGAGGCCGCCGCCAGCATGGACAAAAGCATTGCAGATGCTTATTCATGGGCGCAAAAGCCCGCGCCCGACTACGAATTAAACAGCCTGCGCGGCAAAATCAAACGTGCACAAGAGCGCATCGCGGAGTATGACAAGCTCCACGCCCAGCCCGCCGAAGCTGCCAACGACAGCGCCCCCGGCGTAACCTTTGACGGTGGGCAAATCGTCCGCAATGTGGAACAAAACCGGCTGCAAATTCTCTTTGACGAAAAGCCCGACGATGAAACCCGCGCAAAGCTCAAAAGTCACGGCTTCCGCTGGTCGCCCCGCAACGAAGCATGGCAGCGCCAGCTTACCCAAAACGCTGAATACGACGCGCGGCACATTCTCGGCATCCAGTAACCCAAAACGGACACTTTAGCAGGGCTGCACCGTATAAAGCAACCCAGCCCCACACCGGCACCCCGCCGGGCATATAGGCACAAAACAGGAGGTAACAAGCCATGACCGCATACCAGCATTACAGCGCACAAAACAAGCGCGATTTTCAAGAATATTCTGCAAACCGCATAGACTGCACCGCTTCGGAGCGCTGGAACTACGCTATCCCCGAAAACTACACAAATTTTCAAGACGGTTTTCTGTTTCAGACCGCAGACATCCAGCGCGGCAGCCCTATGCTAACTTACAATGGCGAAACCCTGTATTTCTTCCGTTCCGCATCCTTTGTATGGCTCCCCGATGGCATTACCGAAATGCTACTTGTTTACGACCGTCACGGCAATAAATACACCTTTTCCGTCCACAACGACGAAACCCCGCCCTAAAATGGCAACCCCAGCTACAACGAATTTATCAAGCGCGTGGCTAAGTACGCGCCAGACAGGAGGACAAAATGAACATTCCCGCATACATCCAAGAGCTGCTCTGCTATGAAACCAAAAGCGGCAGGCGCTTTTTGCTCAACACATCCACCGATTACAACCGTTTTCCCGCGTCTGCGCTGGTCATTCCCGGCTACCTGTATCGGCTTGATATGCAGCGCTACAAATACCTGCGTTGCTTCCCGGAGCAGGTGGAAAAGCTGGTTGCATGGGTAAACCGCAATTACGCCGAGGCCCATGTTGTGAAGCTGGTGCAAAACGGCTGGAATACTCACGCATATATCACAATCATAGACCCCGTTGCACTGGCACTGGAAAAACAAAATCTCGTCGGCGGTGTACGCCGGTGAGCATCGTTTCCCACACAAAATAGGAGGTAACACCATGAAACTACTCGACAAGCTCAATGAAGCCCAGCGCCGCGATACCTGCTATCAGGCCGCGTGCTACCTGCTGGACGCTGACCCCTACATCCAGCGTACCGCCGCACCGTATGTTTCCCCCGACGGCATAGACTTTGCCAAGCTGCGCCGCAAGCCCATGCAGTACGATTGCCAAAAGACCGTTATTGAGGTCGCGTACAGCCTGTTTTCCTACAATTCCGGCAAGGCCAGCCCCTACGAAATCTCTAATCTTCCCGGCAACTATCTGACCTGCGCTCTGAACGCAATTTTAATCAAATCTGGCCGTGCCAGTATCTAAAGCATCCGCCCCGGCAATTCTCGCCGGGGCAATTCCCGCAAAATGCTGGCTTTTTACACTCCATCGTGTTATGCTTTACACAGCGCATACTATACGCGCACGAAAGGATTGATTGGTATATGGCTATTTCTGAAAGTCGCCGCCGCAACAACGACAACTACAACGCCAAATGCGACTACATCACACTGCGCCCGCTGCGCCCCATCGGCACAGATATTCGCAACGCCGCCGCCGGGGCGGGGTTGAGCAACCAAGGCTACATCTTGCAGGCCGTGCGCGACAAGATGGCCCGTGATGGCTTTCAGCCGGAGGCAGAGTGGCCTTGTGCGCCAGCGGAGGCGCATAATGAGTAACAACAACCTTGTTTTTCTTCCGTTCCGTTTGGTTGCATCTTTTGCCGACGGTGCCCGGCTGCTGTTCGATGGCATCACCGAGGCGCACGCCCGGCAGGCCATGGAGGCCGCACAAGCCCAGCATGGCGACATAACATGGTGGGATGAGGTAACAGACCAGCACTATGACAAAGGCCGCTACTATGCCACACAAACGCCACCGCCGGAAATAACCCGCATTAACCTGACAGATTATCCCGCCCAGTAAACAGTAAACACCCCAGCAGGCACAAAAGCCCGCCGGGGTGTTATTATTTTGCCTAAAAGCGGAACACAACACGCAAAAGCGTGATGAAGGCTCTCAAAACCGTAATTATTCCGTGCGAAAAGGTATTGTTTCCGCTTTGCGCTGGCGCATCCGCGTTTACAATTCGCAAATTGTTTTCCACCGGCTTTTCTCGGCCTGTGGAAACAGCTTCACGCCACGCGGAGTGCAATTTGCCTGTTTTGATTTTTTCAAGCAGTTTTCGGGCGGCTTTTTTCAGCCCGCCGGGCGCAGATTTACCCAGCTTTGGCCGTCGGAGGCAGCCGCCGCAAAAGACACACAAGAAATGCGTTTCACACAATTATACGCGCGCGTGCGAAGCGCGGCGCAAAATGTCCGCTATTTCTTCGCCATCTTCCAGCGTTTTTCCCATGCGGTCAAGGGCTTTTTCATCCCAGTGCCGGGCGGTGCTGTCTGGCACTCCCAAACGCACCGATATTTTTCCCCAACTGTACCCGTAAACATAGCGCATCAGCAGGATGCTTTTGTACCTACCGTTTACCGTGTCAAGGCAGCGCCGGATGGTTTCCGCATCTTCTCCCAACACACAAAGCCGGGCGGCAATCTCCCGCAGGCGGGCGGCAGCCCCGCTTTCTTCAAGCGCAATCGCCATACTTTCCACCGGCTTTCCCGGTGTGGAGCCATGCGGCGTGCCGTCCATCGACATACCGCCCAGCCCCAAATATTCTTCTTCCAGCTCTCGTCGTTCTGCTTTCAGCAGCTTTTTCATATCCGGGATAGCCCGGTAGTACAGGATGATTGCTTGCGTGTCCTTTCTCTGCATGGTATGCGCCTCCGTTTATTTTTAATCCAGCGTTTTGCCGAATATCGGCGTTTCTGCTCCCGTCGATACCACATCGCAATCAGCGTGCATAATCTGTCCCATTTTCCGCGCCAGTACCGAATACCCGTAATAATCGCCGCTGTCTGCGTAATCACGGAACCGCACATAGCTTTTCAGTGCCTCGTCCATTACACAAGCCACCCGCTCCGCGCCAAACCCCTGTACCGTATGCAGGGCATAGGCGTATAGCTTTGCCGTGCTGGCCGCCGCGCTGCGCTGCTCATACAGCTTGCCCGCATCCCGCTTTTTTGGCAGCTTGTAGACAGGCAACAGAAAACCCTCCGGGAAATATTCCGCCGTGTCCCTATCCAATTCCAGCTCCGCCCGTTCCGGGCCTGTTTTCTTCACGCCGTCCACAAGGCGCGGCAGGCTGTTTTTGGCCTGTTCGTACCGCTCTGCCCGCTCGTTTGCGGCATCCACAATCCGCTGCAACCGGCTTTCCCCAATACCGTACAGGTCATATACAGCGGCCATAATGCACATCACAATCACCTGCGCCGTAGCTTCCCGCACTTCATCCACCGGCGCAGGTTGTTTTTTCTGCTGCAAAAATCGCTTTTGCGCGTTGCGGGCGGCGTTGTTCGCCCAGTACGCGGGTTTATTTCTCCGCTTCATGTTCCGCCTCCTGCAATCCTGCACGCCCACCGCACAACGGGCAGGCATTGATGCACAAGGCATTCAACCCGCCGCCGCTGGTGGTACTATCCATGAATAAGCGCGGCTTTCCATCGTCGCCCCACTCAATCCAAAAGTCCACCCCGTCGGTGGTGTGCATCTTTGCGTGCCGCTCGCACAGCGGGCATTTTTTAACCTGCATAAAATTACTCCTTTTCCAGCTTTCGCCATTCTGCCACATCGTCCTTGCTATCCGTGGTGATAACCTCGCGAAACTTCCAGCCCAGCGGGCGCACTTGTTCCAAGAACACCCGCCGCCGCACGGGATAGTCCCGCTGCATACGCCGTACAAACTTGCTCTTGATTTCCACGACCTCCACGGTGCCGTCGGCATATTCAAGGCGAAAATCTGCCGTGTAGCGGATAGAGCGCAGCTTCACGCCGTTATATTCGCCCTCCGGGAACAGGATAAAGCGCGGGTGCTGCTCGCACTTCACGATTTCACCCGCCGCCATCTTGGGCAGAACAGTGCCTATGTAAAATTCATACTCGCCTCGGCTGTCAAATTCGCGGCCTGTTGCCTTGGCACCCTTTGCGGCGGCAACTGGGTTTTTCGTGCTGCCTTTTTCCTGCGCGGCCAGCTGCTTTTCTGCTTGTGCCCTTGCCCACGGCGGCAAATCGGATAGCTCCATTCTCAACGGTTTATCCTCCCGTTTTTCTGTCCACGGTAGGCAGCAGTCTTAAACTCTGCCCGGCGAAGCATGACAAGCGTGTGCCTGTGCCCAGTGTCGCCCACTTTGGTTTCAACGCGGTTCAGAGTAAACCCCGGATATTTGCGCTCCCAGTATTCCCGGTCGTCAATATACAGGGTGCTTGCTTCTTCAAGCGCCTTGCGGCTCCACTTGCTGTCGTTCGGGCGTGGGGTCTTTGGCTTTTCAAGGCCACGGCTCTGCCGCCAGTGGCGGGCGCAGCGTTTGTTTTTGTTGATATAGCGCACAAGCCCCTCAATGCTGCCATGGTCAAATTGCAACGCCTCGCAGCGCACAAGGCCAATGCGTTTTCCGTCTGCATCACACCACAGGCTTTCCAGTGTTTCCCGCGATAGCCCATCGGTGTGCCGGATGATTGCATGGTGGTGATGTCTGCCCAATATTTCCCCGGCTTCATCCACCGTGGCGCATTCCGTGGCCATAACCCAAACTGGGCGTACCACACCGTTTTTATCGCACCAACGGTAAACCCGTTTCATAAAATTTGTCCAGTCCCGGTCTACCTGTTCCATGTTTCCGGCGGCGGGCAGGTGTTCATCGTCGTATGTAGCCGTGAAAGAATAATCCCGTGGCCCAAAATTCGTGTTCACCAGCTGCACATGATACCGCATCGCCCGGTTATCGTTGTAGGTCTGCATGGCAAGGGCAGTGGCTTCTTTTCTTTTTGTCCTCCGGCACGCTCTGTGCTGGCTGGCCGTAACAGGGTAGAGGTCAACTTCCATGTAGGCCGCTGTGTCATAGTCTTTACCGCAGATATGCTTTTGTTCACGGTAATAAGTTGCCACAGCCGACACCCTCTTTCTTAGCTTTTCTGTACCATGCGGGGGCTACACCCCCGCACCCCTGTTATTTTTTTATTATCAAAGATAGCTCACGCGAAAGCTCCGCAGGCAAAAGGGGACAACGCCGGGCGGGGCGTTCAGCTCGCGGTATCGTTAAGCATCATCAGCCCCGCCCTCTGTTTTCCCCTCTTGACACCTCTTTCCCCGGCAATGATAACCGTGGTTCTAAAGTTAAGAGCAATATACAAGCCCCATGCGGCCCGTAGGCCGCACAAGACTTGCGCCGGGTAGCTTACCCGGTAACGGAGGCATCCGCAGCGCCCACCAACTGTGCCAGCTTTTCCAGCTTTCGGCACTCCCAGTCGGAGCAATCACCAAAGATAACCCCCAGTTGGTTTAGCATAGTTTCCACATCGGCACGCTCCTGCGCGATATTGTCCAGCACGGTTTCCTTGTTGCCTTGACCAAATTTTACCAGCCGCTTGTACTTGTTCAGTGCCACGGCCAGCTCTGCCATTTCCTCAATGGCTTGGTCAATCTGGGCTTCTGCACCAAACTTTTCAACGGCTGCCTCATAGATTGCCATTTCCCGCTGGGCATCCGTCACGCCCTCGCCGCCCGCCTCCGCGCGGGCTTTTTTCTCCTGCAGGGCCTCCATGCCCATGCGGCAGGCCTCGTTTACTTCTTCGATGTCCCCGTACTGCTCCCGGTGGGTGGGGTCAAGAATTTCAATCGCTCTGTCAATTTTCATCAGTGGCATCCTCCATGCTCGTTTGTTCTTCTGCCGGTTCGCTGTCCGGCGCGGGCGGTTCCGTGCGGTTTTGCTCCCGCAAAAGCTGCTCCATGCAAAGTGCCTCAAACTCCTGTAATTCGCCAATGTACTTTGCCGTCACAATCTTCACCGGCATAAACGCTGCCAGCAGGGTGAAGCCGTCTTTCACGGCGATGTAGCGCCGCCCGGTTGGGTGGCGGCGCACTGTCATTTCCAGATAATCGCTGTCTTTCAGCACATCCGCCAACGGTTGCAGGTATGTTTCATCGTAGAAAAGCAGTTCTCCGTCGTTGGTACGCAGGGCGGCAGCGGCTTTTCCGCTTACCACAGCCACTGTTGAAACCGGCTTGGTGTCCAGTTCGCCGGGTGCCCAGTCGCGCAGGTCATAGCCAATAATATCCGCCATGCTTTCGCAGTCAAATTCTTGTAGATAAACCTTTGCCATCTGCTTATCGTCAAGGCTCAAAATTGCCTGTGCCTGTTCTTCGCCGTGGAACTCCGGCAATCCGGGCGCACGGTAGATAGCGCCGCGCACGCCCAGCCACACGCCGTCATTCTCCACACGAAACACAGTGCAATAAGCCTCACGCTTCGCCAGCGCAGCATATTTTGATAATTTCACGTTGCACCTCTTATCCCATCAAAAACAGCCAGCACCATTTGATGATGGCCAGCGGTGCCAGCACGCAGGCAACCGCCCACAGCACCACCGCAGCCACCAAAAAAGCCGCTGCCAGCGTGCCGGTTTTCTTTCCGTTGTCGTTCATAGTAACCTCTTTCCGCCGCTCTCGCTCTCGCTCGGCGGCACAGTGTTTCAGCAATCAGTGTTCAGTGCTTCACGAAAAAAGCGGAACGGCCCCCGAGGCTCGTGCCGACATAGGAACGCGGGTAGGCGAGGTTGGAACTGAACACCCCAGCACCGCCGCCATAGGCCCAGCCGCCGCCGCGAAAGAGGATGTACTCGCCCTCGGTGCTGTCCACATAGCAGTAAGCGTTCTTTTCGCCCGCGTAAAGCGCCAGCTCTTTCATCTGTTCACTTTCGCAGCGCATTTCAACCTCGCTCCACTTGCTGCCGTCATAGCCTGCTTCATGCTCCCCGGTAACAAAGCACACTGCATCATCTGACACGCTACCAAATACCGGCTTGCCGTTATCATCCGTTACCGGCTTCCAATCTCCGCCGCGCTCGGTCAGTTCAGTTTCCGGCAAGGCAGCATCATTGTTTTGTGCTGCCTGAATGGAGCCATCCACAATGCGACAGCCCCGGCAGAACTCCCAGATGTTGCCGCACAGGTCATGCACGCCGGTGGGCGTGTGGTCGTGTGTCCATGTAGCCGGGCCGCTGCCGGTCAGCGTCTTGCCGCTGTCTTTTGCGTTCACGCCCTTTTCGGTTTCGTCTGCATGGTACTTGCCGCAATCGGTGTTGCCGTGGGGCAGGGTGCCCAGCTTTGCGCTGATGTTCGCCAGTAAGCCCCACTCCGCCGCCGTCAGGCAGTGCCAGCCCTCGCCCTTGGAAAAGCACGCCTCGGCAAAATCATCCATGGTGATGTTGGTTGCAGGCTCTTGGTAAGGCAGGCTGTACGGTTTGCCGTTAATCATGGTGTTGGGGTAAACGCTGATGTAAATTTCGTCGTACACCTCGCCGCCGATGATAAAGGCCGGATGCACCTTGTCGTTGCCGCCGAACAGCTCCGCATTGGTGATGCGCTTGAACCTGTGCATAATGGAGGGAATACCGGCGTTGTCATAGATAGCCACCGCATCCCACTCGGCACCTGCCACCGGCTGTTCTCTGCTTTTCAGCGCGGCATCGTTGCGCAGGATAGCTTCTTTCATTTCCGCTGGACAGCTGGACAAGTCGGTGCCCTCCGCCGCGTCGTTCTGCTGTTCCTGTTCAACATGGGCAAGGAAAGCACGCGCCTGCTCCCTGCAAAAGTCCTCTTTGCCCTCGGCTTGCATCCCAAGCCCAAAATACTGCATCTTTGTTTTAGCCATTTTCATTTTCTCCTTTCGCCGACCGTTACATAGGCCGTTCCACGGGTGTTCAGCTCCATATCAACAGGCGAACCGCAGTCCATGCAAATATGCGTGTGCCGCTGCTCGCGCAGATTGGTCTTGTACCGAAACGTCTTGCCGCACTTGCAGTGCATAAACATCGGGCGCAGGTTTTCAAGCGGCGTTTCATAGCCGCATTTACACTTGTACCCGTAGGTTTCCCGCCGTGCGCAGTAGGCTTTTACCTCGCAGCACTCGTCGCAGCGTATCAGCAAGAACCCATGATACGGGCCTTGGTCGTCGGCGCTGCGCTTTCGGATATGTACCGCCGGGCTATTGGTTTTCTCCATGCTCATTACCTCCATTCCGGCCCTGAAAAATAGGGAGGGTCAACCACGGCAAGGTCGAAATATCCGTCTGGGAATTGTGCCATTCCCGCCATACAATCCATGTTGTAGCAGTGATTTAGCTCTATCATCGTTTGCCCTCGCCTCAAATCTTCCAAGCCAGTTCGGGCACCAGCAGCCCGGCTTGCCGTGTCCGGGGCAGTAGAAGTGATTGCAGTTTTCACAAGTCCGCATCGTTTTTATCGTCCTCTTTGAAAGCAAAATCAGGGCACCCTTTGATATAGCACCCGCCGTTTTTGGTATCGTGGGTATACTGCTTGTGCCGGTCGCAGCACCCCGGCTCATTTATATTTTCCGATTGGTCGTGTTGTCTTGCGCAGTTCCGGCACTGGCATTGCTTGCTGGCATAGTCGCAGCATCCGCCGGTTTTTTCATGCTTTACCCGCCGCGTTTTGTTTTCCTGTGCGGGTTTGCAGCCCTCTTTCTGATTTCCGGCGAGGTCTTGCAGTCGCCTAATCGCTTGTGCCGCCCGGCTCAACGCCTCATACATACACCAGTGTTCGTTTGTTTCTTCACCGTAACAAAGTTCACCCTTTGCCGGGCAACCGGCGCAAACCTTGTCCCGCTCGGCATCATCGTGAAAGGCGGTATAACTCGGCGCGTCCGCAAGGTAGCTCAACATCTTTATCAGCTCGTCATAATCAGCCATTGAACCACCTTACCCCGTCGTTGCGTTCTGTTGCGCCGTAAACCCGCTCCCGTGCCTGCTCATACAGGCCGGGGTGTTTGTGCGGGTTAAAGTTAAAACCATAGGTTTGATAAAACGCATCATTGCTGGTGTTAAACCACAGCACCGCCCATTCCATAAGGCTTTTGCCGTGGTATTGCGTGGCTTCGTATACGCTCATGCCTTGCCCCTTTTCTGCCTCTCCGAGTAGAACATATACTGCTGGATAACTCCGGCAGTCTTGGGGTACAGCTCCACCGGGAATTTACCGCCGTACTCTCTGCCGATAATCTGTTTCATCCATGTGTCCACCGGGAAAGCCTCTTTGCGGCCAAGCCCAAACAGTAGAATGCAGTTACTTACCTTTTCCCCAATGCCGAAAATGCTTTTTAGGTAGGTGTGCGCGGCCTCGGTAGGCATGGCTTGCAGGGCAGCAAGGTTAATTTTTCCGGCAATCACATTCTGCGCAAGCCGTGCTATGTATTTGTCACGGTAGCCCAGCCCCAACCCTTGCAGCTGCCGAATGTCGGCCAGCACCGCTGGGGTGGGGAACGCGTAATAGGTGCCACACTCCCAGTGCCGTTGCTGTCCCAGCTTTTCGCACATGGCGGCAACGGTCTTTTTGATGCGTGGGATGTTGTTGTTCTGGCTGATGATAAAGGACACCATGGTTTCCCACGGGTCGGCATTGAGGATGCGCAGCCCCGCCGCGCTGGTTGCTGCCGTGTGCAGGTATTTGTCCCTGTGCGGGATGCTGTCAATGATAGCGGCATAGTCCGTGCCGATGTCCAGATAGCGCAGCCATTTTTCCGTGCATCCATTCGCGCACCAAAGCATGATGCCGTCATTCAGCTGCCCCGCCTTTGCTTCATCTGCACCGTCGCGGATGATATACCCGCCGCGCGTGCACGCAGTCTTTGCAGGCTCCCAGCGGAAGCACTGACCGCTGTTTGCAATCTGGTCAAGGTCAAAATTCGTGATGCTTAAACTGATTTTCTCCATGCCATCCTCCCGGTTATTTGTTCTTTTCACGGTGCAGCGCCGCTTCTACTCGCTTTTGCGCGGCGTTCAGCTCCATAATTGCAGCGTCGATGTAGTCCGGCGCGGCGAAAGCAAAATGGTTTTCCGCCATGTGCAGCGCAGCAAGCGCTTCTTGATAGTCGTTCACCATGTTTTCTCCCTCCAACGGCGGGCACTCCACCCGCATAATTAGTCGGTCGCTTTTAGCGCACATTCCGTGCAGAGAAACCGCTTGGCTTTTCTTCTTTCGGCTCATAGCGCCTGCAGTTAAAGTCATGCCCACCGCACGGCGCACACCGTTTGAATGTGATGCAGAATACATATTTGCACTGCTCCGTCGGGGTGTATTCTTCAATTTTCGGCTTCATTGGCTACACCCGCCCATTGTTCAGCCATTGCAACAGCAAACCCGTGGCACAATTTACTGCGGTTGCGCTGACGCTCTTTGCCGCCTTTCATAAACCATGTACCTGCTTCGTGGCAATTCGCCTGCGGCTCCACAATGTTTGTCGGTTCGAGTAGAGGCAGCCCTTTTATCCAAAGTAGCGTCTTTTTGCTCCACGGGTCGCCAAACTGGTATGGCTGTATTGCTTGGCTCGGCTTCGGGTATTCAAACACAGATGATGGTATGGGGTTTTCAACGGCTATCCGCTCGCACTCCGCGTGCCGGATAGCCTCAAACAGTGCCTTGCCACACATTCCCTTGTAGTAACGCGGTATGTTCAGCTTGTGCCCGCGATGAAGATGCTTTGCCCCTGCATTGGTTGTGTAGGTGCAGGGAGGAAAACCAATTATCATATCCCATACCCCCCCCCCGCGTGAATTGTTGACCGCTCATGGTCGTAAATTCGCAAAAGCCATTGAGCAACGGCAGGCAATCGCCCATGATATGCCATTCAGGGTGCCCGCCGGAACACGGTACAATGTCGCAGCTGTATGCTTCATGCCCCAGTCTGCGTAACTCCATTGTCACGGCTTGGCTTTCTTCGCAAGCAACCAGAATATTCATGTCTTTTTTCTCCTTACAGCTGCACCATACCGCCGTACCGCTCGACCATTCCAGCGGTCAGCTTTCGCCGCTTCAAAAACTTCAAGATTTCTTTCAAATATTCCGCATTCTCGGCCACACAGGTGCGGATGGCGTAATAGGTCAGCTCCGGGTTGACCCGTGAGCGAATGCCCGCGCAGAACACATCCCGGTCGGTAGCATCTTTCTTGCACAGGTAGGCCGCAATCTCGCCGGTGTTCTTGTTAATCTCCCGGCAGACGACGGTCGCGCCCGATTTTTCATTCTCCATCGTTGCCCTCCACCTCGTCGCAGTGTGTCGCCATCATATCTGCAAAGTGCAGCAGCATAGCCAGCGGGCAGGTATCGTAAGCCTTGCCCAGCGTGTTCAGCTTGTCCGGGTCGGCATAGGTGCCCATGTGCCAGCGGATAGCCAGCAGCTCATTTTTAGAAAGCTGGATGTATTGCAGCGCAATAATCACACTTTCCTCACCGTGCCCAAATAGGCGGTTGTCAAAGAAGCTGTACCTGCCATTGCCGGTGGGCTGATACTTTCCAATCTTGCACAGGTCATGGAGCAGGGCGGCCACGGTGGCCTCCTTGGGGTCAACCCCCATAAAAGCAGGCAGATTGCACAGGTCGGCGGCATTCATGGCAACATTAACGGTGTGTTCGCACAGCCCGCCGGGCGTGTTCAGGTGGTGCCGGGCGCTTGCGGGTGCCGTGAAAAAGCCCTCGGCCTCCATCCACTGCAACAGCTCACCCGCTCCGGGGCGGTCGCTCAAATTCTCTGCCCACATAATGCGGAACTGCTGCGCTACATCCATTTCGGTGAAGTCCTTGTCAAGCGTCGCGTTCATTCTGTACCTCCTGCTGGGCGAACCAGCACTTCCACTCTGCCCGCCGGGCGGCTTCCCGTAGCGGGGCTTCGCGTTCCCACTGCTCGGCGCGTACCTGCCAGCGGCGCAAGCAGAATACCCGGTAATCCACACGGCATGAAAAATCGTATAGCCGAACGATAACAGCGGCACATCCCGCCATGGCCAGCAGTACCAGCAAAAGCGGCTGCCCACCCTCGGCCCACGCTCCCGGCAGGACGATAAACAGCAGGCTCGCCATCACCACCACAAACTTTGCCGCTTCACGCACCACGCACAGCGCGGCGATTGTATGCTTTGTATTCATGTTGTTGCCTCCTTGCGCTCCCGCTCCGCTTTCCACTTTTCATAAGCCGCTTTGTTTTTAGGGTCTGCATAGAACTTGTCCATCAGCTCAATCAAGCCCCGTGTCTGCCATACACCCATAATCTGCGGGCGCTGGGCTGCCATTACTTCCGGCATATTTAGCCCTCCTTATGTTGTTCACCCTCCTGCCGCGTGGTAAAATGTTGGCGGAAAGGAGGAATACGCTATGAAAATGTACCTTGTGGACTTGACTTCTCTGCCCATGCAGGAGCGGAGAGCCGCAGTCCAGAAAATTGGTGTAGCCGCATGGGACATTTACGAACAGCTTGGCCTTGACGCTATTAAGGTCGCGTGGGATAGAGCAGAGGATTTTTGCACTTCACCGGTCTTTCCCATCGGCTGCCCATGCCGTGAATGCTACGACTAATCTTTCATACCCTCGGTAAGCAACAATGCCATCGAAAAATCCGGGTCGTATTCAAATACGATTCGGATTTTTTTGTTTGGGTCGAGGAACTTTATGAAATCTTTAATTCCTGCGAGGCGTTGCAAGGCATCTTCTCTTTCCCATATCCCATATCCAACGCCATTTCCGGGTACGACCTCGTTTTCGTGCCCATAATGGCGGTACACATCTTCTGCTGTCACTGCTTCCGGCATATTTAGCCCTCCTTTATGCACTCGGTCTGGTATTCCCTGTGTCTTTCGACTGGGCGAAAAGATATTCAATGGAGAAATTGTCACCAGCGAAACATTCTTGGATGATTGCCACGGCTTCCGGCACCGTAATGGGCGATTTGCCATCCACCTTGTTTCTGGCGGTTTTGTCCGTGCATCCAAGTGCTTTGCTGACAGCCTGCGCCGGTGTTCTATATCCTTTTCTCGCCAACTCCGCCATTAGATTAGTAAGCATTTTTTCGTACCTCCTTAGTACCGAACTCGGTTTCGTTTATCAAATAGTAGCACCGTACACGGTATTTGTCAACGCTTTTTCAGAATATTTTTACCGTATTCGGTATTTTGCATATTGACCGCACTATGCCGCTGCTATATACTTCTAATTGGAAAGAGGTGTTCAACTTATGTATGACGCTCAACTAATGATTTCTCGTATTAAAGAAATTAAGAAGCAAAAGGGATTTTCTAACGAAACACTGGCTGCTCAATCTGGCATCCCAAAGGGAACGCTTGCAAAAATTCTTGGCAGCGAAACGAAAGACCCGCAGATTTCCAGCATTATCAAACTTGCAAACGCACTTGATGTTTCCGCAGATTATCTTGTGTTCGGTGAAGTTCACAGACCCGCCAATGAACTTTCTCCCGTTGAAGCTCGCCTTATCGGTGATTTCCGTTCCATGAATGACGAGGGACAAGAAAAGGTTGTGTCTTATGTTGGCGACCTCATGCAAACCGGCATATATAAAAACAATCATCAGGCTGGCGTGGTATCAAAAGAAGCGTAAAATATAAGCCCGCCGGGTATACCAGCGGGCTTTCAATGAATAGGAGGTATTTTGTTATGCGTAAATCTTTAATCGCTATGTTTCTATGCGTCATTCTTACTTTATCTGGCTGCGGTAATTCTGGCAAAATTCATGCTCCTTATGTTCATGATGATTGTATCGGTATGGACTGTGCCGAATTAGAAACCGCTTTTTCCAGCGCGGGTTTTACCAATATCGAATTGATTGAAAAAGAAACCAATTCTCAATTTATAACCACCGGCACGGTTTACGACATTGAAATTGATGTGTCCGCATTTAAGTATACAGCTTTTAATTCTGCAAATACTTTTTCTTCCGATGCAAAGGTTGTTATTACTTACTATAAATCCACCTCCCCAACCCAAACTGCCGAGCCAGAGCCTACTCCCGAACCTGAACCAGCTGCAACCGCCGAGCCAGCTGCAACCGCCGAGCCGGAGGCAACCGCCGAGCCGGAGGCAACCGCCGAGCCGGAGGCAACCGCCGAGCCGGAGGCAACGCCTCTTGATAAAGATTTGGCCTTGACGCTGGATGCCGCGCTGGCTGGTGTAACAGCCGGGATGGAAGAAGAATATAACTCGTTTTTGTCCTCGTTTGCGGACGGTACTATTTCCAGTGACTTGTCCGCTTATAATAATGCAAAAGCTTTGAGTGACGACCTTGCCGCCGCTTGCAACACGCTTTTGAGTTCCAACGCTCTTGACAATGACGAGTATATAAGTTATGTCTGTGCTGTCGCAGAGTATGGCTATGCAATGCAGGCTGTCGCCGAAAAAACAATGGTGTATATTGACGACGGTAAAACCAGTTCGCTTTCCGCTGTGCAGGATGCAATCACTTCCGCGCAAAGACCGGCTATCAGCGTGGCAACTTCGCGCCTTGCATTTTTGCAGGCCGCCGGATATACGACGGATGAAATTGACAGTATCTTAGAGGGGTAAAAATAATGGCAAAGAAAAAAGAAAACCCCGCCGATGGGCAGCGCCTTGTGGCGTACTACCGATACAGCGGGGGAAGCGGACAGACCGAACAGAGCATAGAGGGGCAGCGCCGCGATTGTGAAGCGTGGGCAAAGTCCCACTCGCTCAAAATCTGCCATGAATATATTGACCGGCACATTTCCGGCAAGACGGATAATCGCATACAGTTCCAGCAGCTTATGGAGGACAGCGACAAACACGCTTTCGACATCCTCATTTGCTGGAAAACTGACCGCCTCGCCCGTAACCGCTACGACAGTGCTATTTATAAAAACCGGTTGCGCAAGAATGGTGTGAAGATTGTTTACGCCGCTGAAAGTTGCGTGGATGGGCCGGAGGGCATCATCTTGGAGGGCCTGATGGAAAGCCTCGCCGAGTATTACAGCGCGGAGCTGTCCCAAAAATTGCGGCGCGGCATCCGGGAAAGCGCCTTAAAGTGTCACTCCCTTGGCGGGTATCATGCCCTCGGCCTTACCGCCAATAAGAACCACGAATATGTTATTGATGAAGCGCAAGCGCCCACTGTGCTGTATATATTCCAGCAGTATGCCGCCGGGCAACCCTCCGCCGCGATAGTTGCCGACCTCAACAACAAAGGCAAGCGCACCGCCACCGGCAGAGCGTTCAATAAAAACTCTATACTGCGCATCGTCACCAACGAGCAGTATATTGGCACCTATTACAGCAAGGCGCACGATGTCCGGGTAGAAAATGCCATCCCTGCCATCATCGACCGGGAATTGTGGGATAAGACGCAAGCCATGGTCAAGATGCAGCGAGAGGGTAGAGCGCCTAAATCCGTTCGCGCAAACTATATGCTGTCCGGCAAGCTGTTCTGTGGGCTGTGCAACGGCAGCATGAAAGGTATCTCCGGCACCGGCAAGCACGGGGAGAAGCATTATTATTATAGCTGTTCCAACCATTCCGACCACAAGTGCGACAAAGGTAATATCGAAAAGAGCTTCCTTGAAAACCTGATTGTGTCTGCCACGGCTGATTATGTTCTCGCGCCCGGCAAGTTGGAACAGATAGCCGACCAAGTAATTGCCGTGCAGCTCTCCGACCAGCACCATGTTGACCCCGAAAAGGCAATGCTGGAAGCCGAGCTTTCCGAAAATGTCCGTAAGCAGGATAACATCATGCGGGCGATAGAGGATGGCAGCGGCAGCACCCGGATGTCTGCCCGGCTGCGCGACTTAGAGGAACAGGAAAGCACCCTGCGCTACCAGCTATCCGCCATAGAGGAACCGTCCGCCGTGCCTGTCTATGACCATGACCAGCTTGTATTTATGCTCGAACAGTTCCGGCGCGGCCCTGATGAACAGGACGAAAGCTACAAGCAGCGCTTGCTTGATACCTTTGTCTATTCCATCCATTTGACCGACGAAACAGCTTTTGTGCAATTTAACCTAACCGACCCCACAAACAAAGAAAGCACCACGCTTGAAAGCGTGATGCTCACTCTGTTTGGCGGCGGCCCCAGCGGTGAAAACCCTGATAAATCGTGGCTTCCCGCTGGGTTCGACCGCGTTTCGTTTGGTGGAGATGAGGGGAATCGAACCCTTGACCTCTGCGATGCGAACGCAGCGCTCTCCCAACTGAGCTACAGGCCCATAATTTGTTGA